AACGTCGTGACTTTATTTTAACGAAACTTTAGTTTCGTTAAAATAAATGTCCTACGACTAATTTGGTGATGGATCTTAAATTTAACGAAGCTCTTTGAGCTTCGTTAAATTTAAGTCTCACCGGTAGCTTTTTGAGCTTCGTTAAATTAGAGATACCACGGTAATTCCTTCCGGAGTTGAAATACAATAATACCAAGTGTAAGCGCAACAAGTAAAAGCAGTACAACAAAAAATACACAAATTAACAAAATATATGGAAAAACTCGCTCCATGATATGATTTAGCATTGGATCCAACAAAAAAATCTGTACTTGTTTACGTGTCTCATCACGATTAATATACTGAAAAATTTTTTGAAGAAATTGGGTATTCTCTTTCTTCTCCATACTATTTTTTACACCTAAAGCAATTCGCGCTTTTCTACGCAGAATGCTTGGCTTTGCTACACCAACATGGGATGCTCGTAGATCAGTCTATACAATATCAATACTATCATCCACTGTCATTTTATCAGATGCTCAATATATTGATATTTCAGGGTCTGATCGTCTTGTTGAACCACCCGACACATCATCTGATTTGTTTAAAACCTTTCTAAAGGACTTTGTAACTGCTCTTATTACAAAAGATACAGAAAGTAAATGGTTTGCATCAAGACTAAAGGAATCATCTGTTCTGAAGCGGATTGTACATCAATGGGATCTATCCGACAGCGTAAGTTCCCAGTCTGAGTGGGCTCAAGCGGAGTGGAGGCCTTATACTTTAGAGATAACTACACAGGAATTTATAATTCGCTGGAAACTTATTGGATTTGTGAAAACCTCCCCCAAGATCTCTCTTCGATTTCTTCCACCTTTATCACGCCCCGAGTCCCCGACGCAGACTGAAAACAAAGATGTTCGCCAGATTACAATTCAAACCACCACGGATGAGCTTGAACAAGTACATGATATTCCATTTGTTGAGCTAAGTTCTGAGCAGCAGATGCGGGATAAGGGTGTTGTACAGGAAGCCCGCCTACGGCTAGCCTTAGCAAAACTGAAGTCTGATCGTCTTACAAATACGTATTATCAGAAATACGGTGAGGTTCTTACGGACGAGGATTCTGATCAATCTGAGGGTTCAGAAGCAAGTTGAAAAAAATATAGACTGGTACTAATACAGGAACAAGATGGTCGCTTCTTACAATTTCGAATCGGTAGCCGCAATTGGTGTAGTAGCACTTTTAGTGCTAAGTCTCGTGTATTTACAGCCTAACTTCTTCAACAAGGAGGGCTTCCAGTCAACTCTGTCAGCGGCCTCTAATTATTCCGCGCAGGCGGGCACTACAAGCGCGCAGGGTTCTCAGAGTGAAGCGAATGTAAGACAGAACCCGCACAATCAGGGTGGAGATGTAAGCTCTACGGAAGTTCCTGGCCCTGCTCAGTTTGGCAATGCGGAGAGCCCTGCTGGATGCTACCCGCGTGATCAGCTCACGCCGAGCGAGCTCCTCCCTAAGGACATGAACTCAGTCTGGGCGCAGCAGAACCCGATGGGCACTGGCTCTCTGAAGGGTAAGAACTTCCTCTCAGCTGGTGCGCTGATTGGTGTTAATACGGTAGGCCAGAGCATGCGCAATGCGAATTACCAGCTCCGCTCAGAGCCCGCGAACCCGCAGGTCCCTGTGTCTGTTTTCAATATCAGCACGATCGAGCCTGATGTTAACCGTCGCAGTTTCGAGGTCAGCTAAATAGAAGATAGTGTTAAAAACTTAATATACGCAATATTTTTTGTTTATACTAAGTTTAACGTCGTGACTTTATAAATGTCCTGCGACTAATTTGGTGATGGATCTTAAATTTAAGTCTCACCGGTAACGTCGTGACTTTAAATGTCAAACGACTATTAATCCGTCATATCTCTAATTTAACGAAGCTTTTTGAGCTTCGTTAAATTAGAGATATGACGGTACTTTAAGACAATAGAATTCCGGCATAATCATAAGAGATGTCAGATATTTACTCAAACGCATTATCTCACGCATTAGGGAAAGTTAGAACTCTTTTTGGTTCATCTGATTATTCAATTGTCGATGTTCAGTCAACCGTTGATGGAAAAATCTATAAAGTACGTGATATGCCTGATAAACAAAAAGCAGCTGATCTTCTTGCTCATATTCGCTTACGCATGAATAAACTCAAAATTCATGTTGAGAGTAAATTTCCTGATAAGCCGCAAGTTGTTATGTTAAAGAAGAATTTTAAAGCTGAGCCAAGCCGCATGTTCGAATCGACACCTGATGCTGAATTTACAAGTTATAGCGTAAATAAGGGAGAGGCTGTACATTTTTGTTTAAGACAACGTGATGGGGGAGCCGAAGATGAGCTCGTCGAGAGTGATGTCATGACCTTCGTAGCAATTCATGAAATGGCGCATATGATTACTCAAACCGTGGGGCATGGTCCAGATTTTTGGAATAATTTTGGCTGGCTACTTCGTGAAGCAGAAGCAATTGGTGTCTATACGCATAAGGACTTCCGCGAACATCCTGTTTCTTACTGTGGAATGAAAATCACAGATCAGCCCACATATGATGCGAAGAAAGACGGTGGCGATGTTTCTATTGGAAGAGTTTCTTAATGTTAAATTAAAGACTCACTGATAGTCAGAGGTAAATGTCAACCGAGCCTTCTCCGGTAACGACAATAACTAATGTCATTGAAAATATAACACAGCCACAGGCTCTACAAAGTTTCTATGATAAGAAAGTTACTATATTTCTTCATCGTACCCCGCAGGACGTAGGAACAGATATTCAGCTTCCACCTGTCTTTCCATTTATGAGACTATATGATTTGAAACTGGCTATTTATAAGCATTTAAAGGATAGTCCTCTAACAAAAGGATTAAAACTTTATCCTGGATATCAATTTCTATCATTCTCTCGTGTAGCAGGAACCAGAAGTGCGATAGATTTTCAATGGTTCATTCCAGGAAAAAAGTCTCCTATTCTACTTGCAAAACCATTTGATCTTAAAAAAACAAAACAAATCGCAGTTGATTTCGTAGATGAGAATGGAGCTGCGCGAAATCTTACATTAACAGATACAAGCAAATTACTGGTTCAAAATTTAAAAAATACTGAACTTCATCTCTATTTGTATGATGATATGAAAGAAGCTGGCGCGGAGAATGAAGCAAAATGGAACGCATATCTTCGCCCTTATTTTCCTGAACTTTCTTATGGAAAGGATACACTTGATAAGAAGAAGATTGAGGCCAGATATGCTCGTTTTTTAAATATGATGGTACTCGCTGAAAATCTAAATGGACTGCTTGATACCATGGAATTCAATATTCAGTTTTCAGGTGTTCGTCGTCTCCAGCTGCGATGGGAGAATACTGATAAAGTTGATGTAGAAACATTATTCTACTCTGCGCCAGTTACGGAGAATAGACCTTATATGCGTCTTATGCCGAATAAAGGAACCTCTATTACTAAACTTCACTTACAAGAAGATAATATACCAGATCCTGATTTAGCTCGTGTATTAAAACAATGGACCCGCGAGAGAAATCCTAATCCTGAGAGTGATTATGTTATGGCGAAGTGTGTTGTTAAAAAAGGGGAAGCACAGCAATTTCCTATTTACATGACACTTCGTTTTACATATTCTAAGGAAGGGGAGTATGCGGATGCGACTATTCTGCCCCCCAAAGGAGTTCGCAAACTTGATACTCTTTTTACAGAAACTGAAGATGATGGGCGCACAAAGAAGATAATAACTAATTTTCAGAAGGGTGTTGACAAACTTCCTTATGCGAAGTTACCTATTCATCTTCAAAATGCTACACTTATTTATGGAGTACAGCTGCCTCCTAAGCCTGTCTTTACGAAAGGTACGCTTAAACTGAGACTGGCGAAGTTTCTTCCTTTCTTTCAAGAAATCCCTCCGCTTCCTGGTGATCAGACAATTGCTACACTTCGTTATAAATGTGTGGATAATTTCACAAATGAAACTCGTATTTCCTCTTTTCTTACGCAATACGCAAATTTAAAGATGATTAAGGGTGAAACAGACACTGCTATTTTATCAGTTCTAGAAGAGGAATTCCAGCTTGATACTGAAGCAGCGCAGGATATTCTTGGTCGTTGGCTAAAAGGTCGCGGTGACTTTGATCTGATTGATACTCATGAAACAGTTGAAGCAACAAATACTGGAATTGATATTGCTATTTTTGCTCAGCATCCATTCTTCTCGTTTCATCTTCATAATGTAATGTCAGAGGTCGCATTACAACAAGTTCTTACACTCCTATCTATTTTATTCACAGCATCAGATGAAAGTCTGCGTCTATCACCGCGTGTTGTTGAGAAAATAAAGGTTGCTGAAGCCGCAGTTGTTGCGATTGACCAAGCAGAAGCGGCAGAAGAGGTGGATGATGATGGTTCGGGACTTCCTCCTGGTGATGATGACTTGTGGAAGCAGTTTGCTGCTGTAGATGCTGAGCCTCTTGAACAAGAAATGCGGAATGAATATGTGTCTCCAGAGGATGAATTAGGTGACGCAGTTGAAGCTCCTACAGAGGCTCCCGCAGAGGCTCCCGCAGAGGAAGAAGCTACAGAAGCCGCAGCACCCGCTGTAGTTCAAGATGGAAAAATCTCCGCGGATTTCTTCTTAGTTAAGCTGAAGGAAGCAGATAAGAACCTATTTGATTATACAAAGACGCACCCATCTCTAAAGAAATATGTAAGCATGTGTGCTGCGAACGTAACACGTCAGCCCGCTGTAATTTCCAGAGTTCAATTTGAGGAAATGCGCGATGTGATCTATGAGGCCGATTTAAATGCGGAGAACCCCCGTATTGCTTTTGTAGAATATCCTCTTCAAAAGGGACAAAAAATACCTATTGAGGCTAATTATGATGAAATCTTTTTCTTCATGCGATATGGAACGACACCTCAAAAGAAAGCGGATAATTACTATATCTGTTCTAAATATTTTTGCGGGCGCGATGAACTTATCATCTTAGGAAAAGACTTTAAAGGAACCACACTCCGTCGTCCTGTAGTTGGCGAGGATGGGCGTGAAAGAACAACAAAGGCTCCCAATACATGCCCCTTTTGTGAAGGCAAACCTGTAATTAATCGTCGCAATCCAGGTATAAATGAGACAGTTCTCATTCGCCAAGATGCGCCGAAAACACAGGGTGGAATTTATCATAAGTATGTTGGATTTTTAAAGAAGACACCTCACCCTGAGGGATTTCATCTTCCGTGCTGTTTTATTGATAATTCGATCGTATATGAGTCAGATAAGTATTATGACAAATTCAGAGATATTCGTCAAATGCCTACAGCAGAAGAGGAAGAACAACGCCCCCCTGAAATGAGAAAGCGTGATGAGCCTATGTTTCCTAAAGAGCCCTATATTGCGTATATGGCAAGAGCATTTACAAAGTACATTGTTGGATCTGAAAAGCTTCCTCTTGAGATCGATGAACTAGAGGGGCCACAAATAGGCCTTCTACCTCCTCTTCTTGATACGTATTTCAGACAGGATATTTCTAATTTCATAAATCCGAAAACAAGAAATAAGTTGAAGCCTGACGCGGAGGGATTTCTGCGTATTGGTGTGGAAAATCGCGCCAGATTTAAATCAGATAGTTTTCTTGCTGCGATTGCGCCATTCTACATGCAGCGAAGTGCTAGAGAGATGAAAGCAATTATTAAACAGTCTCTTCAAAGTCAGCCGTCAGTCTTCTTTCAGTTGAATTACGGAAACTTTCTTCTTGAGCATTATGATATTCAAATGAAGGCTCCTTCGCAAGCACTTCTACAAAGATGGCTGGAAGGTACTGATATTAATAATTGGGGAAGTATGTTTCAACTTCCTGGGTCTCTTAAGAGAAGTGTCGTCGAGCGATTTTATATAAGCTATAATAGTTTTCTAGGGTGGTTAGATACAGATGCTGGATATACAAAGGGATGGATTGAAGAGGAGGACACAATGAAAGAGTATCGTCAACTCGCATCTCTTCTTGCGCAGCCTGATTTTGTTCTGCGTCTTCCTAATATGGATGACAAAGACGAAGAGGCTCAAAGACCTGGAATAACTTTTATTGTACTCGATATTACTGCTGATAATAAACTAGAAGTTAGATGTCCTCCTTATGGATTTAATCAAGGAGTACATGGAAATAATGACATTGCGTTTCTTCTTCACCATCATTCTGGAATATGGGAACCCATTTTTCATGTAAATAAGGGAAGATACAGTGCTTTCTTTCAGCGTGGATGGAAACAGGATGCTGAAGAAATAGGCTGGCCTACTATTGTAAAAGAGAGAAAGATGGAATATGAAGCAAGTTGTACTGTAGATCCTAGACTTTCATATTCGAGCCGCCAGCTTGAAAAGAAAACACTTGTACCTGCGAGTGTTTTATATAATAAATTAATAAATGCTGGGGTTGAATTCGATGGCATTCTGCGTGACCCTTATAATCATCTTGTAGCGCTTGTTTTCAAAAATTTAGGTTCATGTGTACCTATTCCATGTGTAGATGATGGTCATATATTTCCTGCTACGAAAGTATATCTCGACTGGGATGATGTATATACATCATCTACAAGAGAAATTCTTGAATTCTATAAGACACATATCACCTTTAGAAGCTCACGTGGAGAGATGCTTTATGAGCCTATTCAGGTATGGTATGAAACAGAAGGCGATAAAGCAAAGATTTTTGCGATCTTACTGAAAAACAATTCCATTCTTCCTGTAAAAACAAAGAAATTACCTGTTACACTTGTGAGTGATGGTGATAAGAAATATTACGAGAAAGATGAGTATAAAGTAATGGCTGTAGAAAAACGGAAACAAGAAATGGAGTGGGAAATAAACAAGCAGGTTCTTGGATTATCTACGTACACTCCTGTAAAAGAAGAAGAAGACCGACGTGAAACTACATTGATGTCCCCCAATGATGTTTCAGATATTTTTGAACATTTGCGAATTACATTTGCGAAATGGTTATCAAATCGAGCCAATTCAGGTGAAGTTCGTAAGAAGCTAAAAGAGATTATCTATGGGGAAGAGAGCCTGTCTGATAAAAGAAAAGAGCTATATACTTATTTAAATGCGAAAATCTTTTCTTGGTTTTCAGATGCGTCGTCTCAAGGCCGTCACTCCATTCAGAGAGTAGATTGTACATCAATCACAGATAAAGATGCGTGCTCTGGTCGCTGTGTATGGAGTTTGAGCAATCAATGTCTAATACATACACCCAAAGATAAACTCTCAGTTGAAATATCAAGAGATAAGGGTAAGATTGAGGTTGATATTCAATATCTTCTCTTCTTCAAGTTAATTGAGGAACTTTTACGTTTTGCGGAGAAGCGTCGTGAATTGTTCGAGGATGATGTCTCTCAGATTGGAATTATTGATCGACGCATACAGGATGGAGATCAGGAATTTCTTCCTGAAAACACACCAGCATGGTATGAGCGATTACGTGGAGATTGGGTACAGTCTACGGAAGAGAAACCGAAGTTTTTCGAAGAGATGAGCATACCTCCTGTAGATACACTTGCTCCGATTGATGATGATACGAAATTACCTCCTGCTCTTGAAACCTTCTTAGATAAAGATGATGTTCTTACAAAATCTCTGCGTATTCTGCGCGGTACTCCGGCCGAACTTCTATCCATTATTGGGTATACAGGAGCGGTTGATATGCCTTTATCAAGTGATCAGTTGGGTGAGATAATGAAACAATCAAAGATGTCTGTTGCGCAGATTGATATACGTGTGGATCCGCCAACAGCTATTTTCAAAAAATTCAAGTTTAAAGTATTCACATCGACATATTTTATTCTTGTTTTAACTGAAGAGGGACCCGCTCTTTTAGTAAGAGATCCTGTAGCAAAAGAGTTACCGATTACGACGCAGTTACCTGTACAACTTCAAAAATATTTTGAAGTAAAGAGAGGTGGTCGTTTAACGCGTAGAAAATCCCGCATCAATGATGTTAAATTTAAGTCTCGCCAGTAAATAGAAATGACAACCCAATCAAATTCTTCCAGAAATTCTTCCAGAAATTCTTTTTTAAATCAACTGATGAAGCTGAACAAGAAGCAATTTAGTCGGTCAAATAAGACAGCGCGTAAGGTTAAGTTAGCGGATGCGATGAATATGAAATTACTCGCACCTCCGCGTACACCATTATCTTCTAAAAACAGAGAGAATTTAACGTTATCAAGTGCAGTTCGCAATAATATGCGCACGCTTGCCAATAATATGCGCACAGTTGCGGCGACTACAAATAAGACGCTGAAGAAGACGAAGGCGAAGCTCTCAACTGCTGAGAAGAATGCGAGGGCTGCTGATGCTCTATTTAAGAAGGAGCAGCGCGCCACTGCTAGAGCCGCGAGGAATACAGTAAAGGCGGAGCGGAACTTTGCGAAGGCTCTCGCTGCGGAAGTCAAGAAGGCTAAGAATGAAGCGAAGGCTAAGAATGCTACGACACGCAAGGCTACGCTTGTCAATAATGCGAATAAGACGAAGACAATGAAAACGAGCAGACGGAAACTATCAACTGCTGAGAAAAATGAGAGGGCTGCTGAGAAGGAGCTCAAGAAGCAGATGCGTGAAATGGAGAAGGCGGCTAGAGCGCTTAAGAAGCAGCAGGAAAATGCGGATAAGGCCACTAGAAAGCAGGCTCGCGCCGCTGAGAAGGTTATCAGAAATGCGAAGAGACAGGAAGAGGCTCTTGCGGTCGCGCAGAGAAAAGCTGAAAAAGAGGCGAAACGTTTAGCAAAGAAGATGCCTACGGCGGAGATGTGTGATCTCTGTGAGAAGATGAAGGAGGGTGATGTCAGTCAATGATAGCGCATTCAGGATATGGCAGAATAACCTTATGATTACAGCCATCCTCTACAGCACGCAGACGTGCTTCCATCATAAGTTCAACTTCATCATCGAGACGATTTAACTGTATACGTCTATAATTTCTATTATTAGGATGAAGAACAATCAAATACATATCATTGATTTTAAGGCCATAATACGTCTCTAGAAACCAACGATACACATTTAACTGAAGAGTATAGTGCCAATAGTTTGTATCATGAAGATGATTGAGAGGATAGAGAGCTCGTCCTCCAAAATCATTTGATGTCTTGATCTCCTTTGAGCGCTTCCAGTCATAAATAACATATGAGTTATCAGACTTTCGATAAAAGATCATATCAATGCTTCCAGTAAGCCGATACTTTTCAGACCAGACTTCCCACTCTGTCCTGAACGGTACGAGATCGTGACCATGATCCTTCCAGAAATTCATGAAATAGCGCCATTCAGCTGTCGCCCGTGTCTCTTCTGTAATAAGATGTTCAGCTCCATTCAGATATTGCTCAATAGACAAGTGCATAAGAGTTCCTGCGCCGCTTGCTTCCTTGCCATTATCATCCCATGCTTTCTTAATTTCATCAGCGGTCTTACCAAACCACTTATTCTGAGCATTCCAGTTACGCCCACTCATCATCTTCTTAATAACAGCATCCGCGTCAAAATGGGGGAAGAATTCATGGAGAAACTTTGTTACGCTAATATAACCAGCAGTTTCACCCTTTACTGTATAAATGTGCGTAGGTTCATCAAACTGGACATACTGATCTCGTTCATGTTCATTCGTAACTGCTAGACTTTGCCAGGGCGCAGGCATTTCTTATGTACTGATCTTGCGCTTTAACTATTTATCAAATTTAACTCTTCACGTTACCGGTGAGACTTAAAATTAACGAAGCTCAAAGAGCTTCATTAATTTTAAGATCCATCACCAAATTAGTCGTATGACATTTATTTTAACGAAACTAAAGTTTCGTTAAAATAAAGTCACGACGTTAAATAGAATATGGTTAATAAAACACGAAAGGTAAAGAACTTATCTATGAATACTTTACAAAAACTCACAAAGAAATATAGCACTACAAAAAGTGGTTCAAAAAAAGAAATTGCGTTAAGACTGTGGAAGCTTGAAAAGCATATTATGTCTTTAACTGATACTAAAAAGATAGAGGATTTTTTAGAATTAACGCCATCTGAACGGTATAATGGTCCTAAGTATGGTAGACGAAAGAATGGAACTTTATATTGTGTAACGTCGTGACTTTAAATGTCAAACGACTATTAATCCGTCAAATCTCTAATTTAACGAAGCTTTTTGAGCTTCGTTAAATTAGAGATTTGACGGTAAGTGGGCCGTGCGAAAAGGAAGATTTAAATTAACACCACGGTAACGTCGTGACTTTAAATGTCAAACGACTATTAATCCGTCACATCTCTAATTTAACGAAGCTTTTTGAGCTTCGTTAAATTAGAGATTTGACGGTAATAACGCGAAAAATATCTCATCAGCTATTGATTAGAATGACTATCATAAATGGAATTGAAATTGATATTGGTAAAACTCCTAAGGATGAGACGAAGACTGCGATTACAAATAATGATCCTATCGAGGATAAATTACATGTAATTACGGTAGTCTCAAATCCCTGCCAATATGCTAGACGTTTTATTTTGGCACGTGAATTTATAAAATATATGGAAACTGAAAACAATGTTATTTTATATGTTGTTGAACTTGTATACGGTAACCAAAAGTTTTACGTGACGGATAAAAATAATAAACGTCATCTACAACTTACAGGAACAGTTCCCTTATGGCATAAAGAAAATATGATCAATCTTGGTGTAAAATTATTGCCCAAGAATTGGAAAGCAATGGCATGGATTGATGCTGATATTGAATTTGACAGTAACTCATGGGCATCCGACTCATTGAAAATATTAAATGGATCCAAAGATATTATTCAACTCTTCAGTCACGCAGTTGATCTTGATAAAAATAAGTCGGCAATGTCTATCTTTCCAAGCTTTGCGTATCAATATCTTAAAAAGAGCAGCTATGGCGGTACAGGTATAAATATGTGGCATCCTGGATATGCGTGGGCATGTACACGCAAAGCCTATGAACGTATGGGTGGCTTATATGAATTAAGTATTCTCGGTGCTGGAGATCATAATATGTCTTTCGCGTTCATTGGTAATGGTATTAAAAGTGTTAATGAAGCCACAACAGATGATTATAAGTCTTCAGTTGAGAATTTTGAATTAAATGCTAAGAACCTACGTTTGGGTTATGTACCTGGTGTTATACGTCATTTTTATCATGGATCAAAGAAGAACCGCCAATATTCAGAGCGCTGGCATATACTTGTAAATCATAAGTATATGCCGTCTGAACATATAACAAAGAATAAAGATGGGCTTCTTATACCGACATCTATATGTCCTCAAGGATTATTAGATGATATAAAAAAATATTTTGAAGAACGTGATGAAGATGATATGTACCGGTGAAATGCGTGAAAAGCGAATTTATACACTTCGGGTCTATAAATAGATGCCCTGCTCTTGTCAGGTTCCTGGGCCAGCATATCCTGAAAATAAAGAATGGGGCCCGTTTGTTTGGAGTATTCTTCACGCGTTAGCTGAAAAGTCTGGTAAAGTTGTATATTCATTATATGAAGCCGATGAAAGACGCGCATGGATACAACTTTTACAACTAACAGGTTCCATGCTTCCATGTTCAGAGTGTCGCGATCATTATAAAACATGGTTACAGACACACTCTGTCACATCTCTTTTAACAATGCCATATGGATCTATTCGTATATGGATACGGACATGGCTCTGGGAACTTCATGAAAATGTAAATATGCGTCTTGGTAAACCAAGCGTAGAATTATCAGCATTACCTGATCTTTATGGCTCAGTTCATATAACAATGCAGTTTAAATTATTTGAACTTATTGAGAAACGCGCTATCCAGCAACAGGGTGTTCCGCTAAATTCCTGGCTCACATGGGTAAAGCATTACAGGACACTTACAAGTGTTTATGGCTTATCATAAGGTCGCGACGTTAAGTCTCACCAAATTAGTCGCAGGACATTTATTTTAACGAAACTTTAGTTTCGTTAAAATAAAGTCGCGACGTTAAACATCTCGCTATATATTTTCATTTTATCATATTTAGTTTTACCCACTCCTGCTTCACCGCAGAAATGAATAATTTTACCTTCATAATTTATATTTCGTAAAGGAAATAGCTTATAATTAGCATCTGTAAATACATCGCGATTTGTAATGTTCAATAGGTTAAAATATACATTCATAAATGACTGCTCATAAAAGAATAGTCCAGTATGGTTCTTAATCATTTCGCGCAGATTACTAAAGTGCGTCTTCATTATATGTGTTGGTCTAAACGCAAATAAACCAGCATTAAAGATCATAATCTTATTATCTTTAATGAATTGTAAATTTTCTTCTGTATATGTACATAATGACCAATTTAGATTTGTATGGTAAGCGAAATCAGTGCTTTCTGTAGATACATATAATTGATCAGGCGCAGTAATCAGAGGAGGTAGCGTTTCTATATCCATCTGAATAATAATATCGGAATCAATAAACATAACAACGTCATAGTGCTCAATTGAATAATCAAAAATAGTGAGTTTTCTCATTGATGCTTCTTCAGGTGTTAGCGAATCGGGACATGATATAAATGTAACAGATGGTAATGAATTGCGCGCAATTTCTAAGAGTGATTCATCAATTAAAACAATAATATCACTATCTTCATGTTTATACTTTAAGAGTGACTTTATAGCATAATTTAAACAGGGTATATATGTGATAGAATAACCAATTGTGAAATAATAGAGTGTTTTCATTAATTATATAAAGACTTCTTTATTTAGATCCACATGAGCTTATGGTTATTTCATGTAGTTTCATATGATATATGGTTCTATATAAGTCATCGTCTACTTCATACACCATTTCTTTATAATATACATAAGATACATCATGAAAAAAGGGTCCCACAATGGCTAGATACATATCATGGTCATTGGTTTGAAAGTCCATTTCAAAGCATTGGATTTTTCATACCACTACTAGTATTTCCACTAGACAAATCGCAAATGCTAGTAGCATTTCTGATTTGTCAGATGAGAGGTCTCATGCGTCACGATGAGAGAACTGCGTTTATAGATAATGGTCATCATCTGCGTCATCACCTAAATTGGAATTATAATTATGGTGAAGAATGGATTGATTGGATTTTTAATACCCAGGAAACTTCGCCAAGCTCATGAGGATCTTACCAACTTTATTGTCTCCCTCAATAGTTCCATCGTCGCGACGAACACCACCCATATTTGTAACAGCACCAGGCGTATAGAACAAGAGGATCTTCCCCTGGTTTCGTGCGGCCTCTACAATCTTTCTGAGTTTTGCGTCATTCTCCCACCGCTGAGTAAGACCATCAAGTAGCACAGCATCCTTCATACTTGCCCACTTTGTCTCGTCGAATGTACCCTTGTATTTCTTAACAGTTGCGGCCTTCATCGCAGCCTTCACATCCTTACTTTCATTTTCTAGAAGAGCATAATCACGATCCTCAGGAAGTGGCTTTGTTCCACCAGCAGTTTCAGTGAGACGCTGTCCAAGATACTCTTGGTGAATAGAACCATCGCGGGCGAAGAGACTTACTGCGAGTTCAGGTTTAGATGTAGCCTGTTTATACATCATTCCACCCATATAGTGTTCCAAAGAAGGATACGATACATTTCCATCCTTGATTGGGAAGGGAGCACTGGGTGCTAACCAGCGCGCAGCACCCTTGTCATTTATCTTGAGTTTGTCCTGAAGTGCTGCGCGTGAATAGAATTGGAAGATCTCTCCAGCCGCAAACATTTGCGTTGAAGCTGAGGATGCGACAGGAAGAGTTCTACTGGGTAGTACCGAAGCAACTTCTTCTTCTGCGACCGCAACAGCTTCCGCTTCAGCCTCTTTTGCTACAGCCGCAGGAGTGGGCTTCTTTAGTAGAGTTGCGGCTGTAATGGGTGCCGCTGCGGCTGTAATGGGTGCCGCTGCGGCTGCTGCCGCGGAAGGCGCATCAGGAGCCGCGGAAGGCACAGCAGGAGTCGCAACCGCAGATGTCAAAGAATTAACAACCCTGATCTTCGACTTCTTAACTGTGGTACCAGGGGCTGTAAGTACATTAGGTAGAGGCTCTTGCGGTACAGCATCCGCAACCTTTTCAGCCTTCCGCTTGAAGATAAACCACCTGTTCAAGAATGAAAACTCCTGGACCGCCTCATTCATCGAGAATTTCTTCGGCTGGTACGAATCTTCAAACATCCCTGAACTCTCTGTCAAGCCAACTTCAGCTAATTCCTTCTTATCTAAAAGCTCACAGCCAATATCAGCCATCTTCTTTTGAAGAAGACTGAAGGGCACAAGATATTCGCGGTGTGAAGTACCAATGCTAATAAACTCGACATCAATGCCAAGACCGAACGCAGCATCACCCTCAGGCATAGCATCTTCATCATACTGCTTTGTAATTGCCCACAGAAGCTTGTTCTTGTGAAGACCCGTCTTGCGACTTCCCATAGCGGTTGTCTTCAGAAGATTAAAGACCTTATCTCCATCGAAACAGCATCCGATAAAGTAACCTCCTAGCTTCAGACCATCCGCAATATTCTGAAGAAGTCCATCAAATGTCTCCTTCTTATCGAAGAAGTAGTGAATGGCGAACATTAGAGACACACAATCTGCGCCCATCTTCAGTTTACTAGCACCCTCTCTCTCAACAAAGGGAGGGACAGGGCCAGACGGGCGAATACGACCAAATACACTGCGAAGAATATCCTTCTCCTGTTCAGTTTCGCCACCAGTTCCATCAATTAGACGCTTGCTAGTATCAGCAATCGCAAAGATCATAGGAGGAACAGATTTGGGTGGCGCATTTGTAACAGTCTCTAGATAGCGGCGATATGCTCCATCCTGCGCATTTGTAATGTTATCTCCAGCATTATCGCAGCCAAGAACGAAGGATACGCCGCCACGCCGCCAACGCTGTAAATCTGCGCCCTTGCCAACCGCCAAATCAAGAACCGTCTTACCGCGCCCCTTGAATGCTGCTGCGTAGAGTACGCGTTCCTTAATCATTTTATTGTGAAAATCACGCAGGCCTTTCACAACACGCAGATCCTGTTCAGTAGCAGTGCGTTCGAAATACTTGCGCCGCGCAGCAGCAGACGCTTCCTTTTCAGCATCAAGTGCTTCAGCCTCAGCTTCATCCAGTTCATCTGACCCAGAACGGATCATTGACTCCGTGATAGGATCATGAATACTGTTCCATACACTCTCCGCGGTCAAACTACTGTTAAGTGTACGTCCAAGAATACCACGCTGTAGACGCTCAGTCTTATCCATACGCACGCGCAGAGGGTTCCAACGCCATCCAGGCGGCTGAGAGGGATCATATGCCATTTCTACAATATTCTTATCTTGAATAGGCTCCTTCGACTTCTCAGTGAGAACATAGTTTTCTCCTGTATCAGGATCAGTCTCCATCTTCAGATAACAGACACTCGCCATTGTGTCAGGAAAGTCAGACGGATTAAAAGGAACAGGGCGATAGGCCGGTCCACCTTTTCTCTTTTTCTCAGGAGGCGCTCCTTCTAGAACAGTGGCTCGCGGGTTTTCAAAGGTCGGATCTGTACTGGATCCAACAAGAAGACGAAGGGTCTTGTAGGTTAGTGTTTCACCCGAGTCAGGCTTCACACCGACTGTAATGCGCTCTTCTCTGGAGTCCGTGTAGTTTTCAAACTTCACAAGGAAATCGATTGTATTGTCATGCGAGGGCTTCCACTTGAACTGTTCCATAAACACTGTCTTGTTCGGAATAGGCTTGTTATTTGGCGTGAAGATGAGACCATCTGTATTGTAAATACCCTTGATATCGAGCATTTTAGAAGCAGCGAGAAAGATCGCAGTATCGCCAGCCTCCGCAAAGAAGAAGTTTTTCATAATGATTTGTAGTTTCGTAGATGCGGTAATTCCAGGCGCAACACTCGTCTTATCATTCCATGTTGTCACCCAGCGCTTCAGATGAGTATACCGAGTATCAACTTGAGTATCTTTACTATAGAAAGGGAGTGATGTTACATCACTCTTGTCTGTATCAATATAGATATCAAAGAAAAGTAGCTGCTGTACCGCACGACCATCCTTTGTCTGAGTAATCCATTCACCGTCGAGAAGAGATGAGCGGCACGCTTGGTTCGTAAGGCCCGTCTTATAGATATTAAATCCCATATCTACCATAAACATTTCACCCTTGCTATCACAAAATGCCATTACACGTAGACCATCTGCCTTGTCTGTAACATTATAGCCATTGCGAATATTAGGAACTCCTTCATCACGCTCCTTCAAGAAGTTGGGCATTTCCAGTGTAACAGGAGCTACACCACGAAAACGATCCATTCCAACAAGATCACGATACCCACGAATAACCCGATCTTTCACTGACTTTCGCATCAGAAATGTATGCTTCTGGATACCACGCAGAACCTCGCCTACACCTTTGATAAGACGCTTCATGGCGATTTCAGGCGTATCTCCATCAAGATGCGCAAGCTCTACTTCAATCTCATACTCAGGCGCTGATCCCATAACATCCTGATCTCTGAATAGACGCTGCCACTTGTAATTACGGTTTGTATCGCGCATGGTGCTTCGTACGATGGAAAGATCGATTACTAGACCTTCGCCTTCAAATGTCCAACGGCGAATGATGCGGAATGCTTTCTTCTGCTGCTTCCATGTCGTAAATACATCGCGCACCTTCGCATCCTCGTTATCAAGACCGATTTCACGCCGAACTTTTACGCGGACATCATAATCTACAAGATCCACATTCGCATCTTGGACGGTGCGGTCCTTAATCATGACAATAAAATTCTTTCCAGCCATTACATCATCCTTACAGTATTCCTGGATTGAACCGAGACCTTGTAGACTGAAACGCAAATGATCAGGTAGTGTAACTGTCATACGATCTTCCTGTGCGATAGACCGGTACCCACGCGCACGCAGTCTCTTCGCAACTGTAAGAAATGTGACGACATCGACTTTACCATCTAGACCAAAAGTTGCTTCTAACTCCTGATTTGGAGAGGTGATCCACTCTTCAATGCGTTTCTGTAAATTCTTAGCTTCAGCAGAATTTAGTTCCATCGTCGGGGTATCCTATTCACTTATATAGAGTTCCCTTTGGGCGGTCAAACATTCAAATTTGAGGAAATTCAGAAAGGAGATGTGAGACTGCTTGTGCGCGACCAAGAAGAATAGCCCAATCTTCCTTCTTGGGTTTATCAACTCTTGGTACAATACCTAAGTCTATACACTTTTGTTTGATACTATCTAATTTATCATCGACTACAGGCCAGCGAATTGCCCATTTTTCTTCTTCTTGTTTTAGGAGCCAAGATCCAAGACCTACACTAAGATGCTTTTCGCCGGGAAGGTGAAGAGCACACCGAGTTCCTAGAGTTGTTGACCAGACAGGTTCTTCAGATGACCATACACGAAAATCAGCAGGAAAATGAAGGACCTTCTTATGAATATCATCTAGAATGATTTTCTGATATCCAAGAACAAAGCAGAGTGCTTCATCAAGCTCATGTGTATCTTGGGGAGGTGATACAGCAGAGGTTTGCTGTGCGGCGAGCTGTTCTAATATCTTCTTTCGCTGCCACTTGTGGCCTCGGCAATCACTTTCAATTAGCTTTGCGATTTGAACAAGAGTTTCCATCAGAATTTGTCTGCGAAGCGTGAGAGTACCACCGCGATAAAGGGGGTCTGTGTGCCATAAATAAAAAGACACAGGGCCGGGAGGATCAAGTGGTGTTGCTACACATCCTCCAGGGCCATTTACGATATCAATCGCATCACCTGTATCACTTTTTTGACGGATCTCTATGGAAACAACAGAAGTGTCTCTAGAGGGATTCGTTTCAGTCCAAGATTTAACTTGTTGAAGCATCTTTATATAATAAATGTGTTATAGGTTTAAGCATCACCGGTAGTAAGTAATTCTTGTGCTTTTCTCTCTTCTTCCTCTCTCTGAGTAAATTCATCGCGATTTTTGCGACAAAATTCCATATACTCTTTTAATTTTTTGAAGAGTGGTGTAGATAGTTTTGATACATCAAAAAAAATTCCATTGCTATTTTCAGTAAAGTCTCCCTTCTCCGTTTTAAGGATGCGAAATAAAGCCTCCTGCTCACTTTTTACAAGATGTTTTATATCTTCTAAAAATTGCTTTCTTTCATCGTATTCTTTACTGTCCATACTCTATTTAGAACAGTCTTCGTCCTTTCAACTTGTTTCCGCATTTGCCGTAGGAGTTGAAGCATTCGTTTTTCCAGTTCCAGTTGAACCATTATTTGAGTTAACAGTTGAACCATTATTTGAGTTAACAGTTGAACCATTAGTTGAATTGTTATTTGATTTCCCAGTTCCAGTTGAATTGTTATTTGACTTGCCAGTTCCAGTTGATCCATTATTTGAGATAACAGTGGATCCATTATTTGACTTACTATTCTCTTCAACGCCCTCTACTGCTTCCTCTTCAGCACCCTCACCCTCTTCTACCACTTCTTCTACGCCCTCTACTGCTTCCTCTTCAGCACCCTCACCCTCTTCTACTACTTCTTCAGCAGCCTCACCCTCTTCCACCACTTCTTCAGCACCCTCACCCTCTTCCACCACTTCTTCAACACCCTCTAAAGGAGCAACAATGCCATCAGCAACTCCGCGAAATAGTCCAACACTCAGAATATAAGCATCATTGACCTGAAACCGTGACTTCTGGATCTCAACCTTCACACGCTGACCAACGTTTACAGCCTCAAATTCATCATTGCCAATATGAATATCACGGGGGAGAATAATGCGAATAGCATCATCATATGATACATACATACCCATCTTATTCTTACGAATAACAACACCTTCAACAGGTGTACCCGCAGGCGGGTTCAATACCTTTCCTTCAAGCTGAAGATGAAAGATAATATCACCCGTAAAGCGCCCCTTCTCAATATATCCCATGGATCGAGACAGGATCTTCATGGTACCAGGAAGAACAAACCCATGCCGAGAACACTTATTTTCCATGCGCGTACTGAGCTTTTGAAGTAGAAGAGCATCAATATCTGTAATCTGTCCACGCAAATCACGCGATGTCAAGCTTGCGCGTTCCTCAAACAGTGCAGTGTGTTCCATCTTACTTAACTCTCTCTTCTCTACACGCCGACTCAATTTTAAGCAACCAGTACTCTTCTCGAAGAACTTGTATATCCGCGTCTTTCATCATTTTAGTATATAAATCTTCAGATAACTCATTTACCAGGGGTAGCAGCTCCTCCCATTCTTTTACTCGAATAAATGGAAGACCGGGATATTGACTTAAAAGAACATCATAGAACGGATGATCTTTTACAATTGGTATACACCCCACCATTAAACAGTCCCAAAATCGAAGAGTATCATATCCACACCCCATAGGACACACTGAAAATCGTAAACAAGAAAGTTTCTCGTAGAACTTTTCCTGTGAACACTTAGCAAGTTGATATTTTAAGATGGATTTACCTGAAGATCGCATAAAGTTATAAAATTCTTCTCTAAAATCTCCATTTGGAGATACGTAAGTTATCCCAAACATGTATTTCTTCTCAATAGTACCTGTATAGGTTGATGACGTTCCAATCGGAAGAAGTGTACAATTTGGCAGTGAACCTACCCAATTTCGTATCCAAAATTGGGTATGCGGCATATAATGAACTAGTGCTTCAATATGCTCATCACCCAAAGAAAAGTCTGCTCCACTTATCATTACAAGACGTATAGTTGGTATTTCTAATTCAATTAATAAGTCGGACCACTCATCATATGTCTCAGCATGTATGTAAATAGAGCGCGCAGCATGTAATCTCTCTTTTTTCTTTTCGAGATCATCTTCAAGTAAAAGCGCTCGTGTATGTGGAATATGACCATTTATAGATAGCATTTCAGAATTTAAAAGAAATAAATCCATGTATGGAATAAATATAAATTCACGAACTGAATTCATATTTATTTATTTAATACCATGAGTTTTTAAACTGCAACATTAACCGCTCCCTTCTTCGCTCTGACTTTCTTGGGCTTATTTGCTAAGACTAAGTGTTTTGATTTATGTGCGGCAATTGATCTGAAAAACCAGATACGATTATTAATCTCTGCTAATGACATCCATCGCAATATAACATTTAGAAGACTACATGCGCGCGACGAATTCTGAAACTTACGCGCACCCTTGAATTCCTCAGCCGCAAGACCAAATCTTGGAAGTCCCGCCGCAACTAAGATATCACCCAGTTTCACAAGTGCTGTAAAATGGAATGCGATCTGTGTTACAATTTCGCACTCACCACCCTTAGGAGTTACTTTTCCAGGCGCAGCAGGTTTATCTGTTGTTTTGAATGTGATATATCCTGACTTGAGATTGGGCACTAAAAATCCATACATAAATCCTGTTGTTCCAGTATTTGCTTGTAGAGTATTCAGCGGATCGGCTGGATCTGTGTCAAATATTTTCGCAACAGAAATATCACATGCTTTATCTCCACATACATATCGTAATTCTCCAGTATGAGTGTCAACAAACCTGAAGACCTCCTTGGATCCCTTTCTCATAATTTGTTCAGATGCTATGCGCTTAGCCGTCTCCTCTTGAAGTAATTCTATCTGTTCTTTGGGCCGCAAAAGTTCATCCCAGACAAGTCCAAGAAACGCATCAGCCAGAAGAGATCGATGTCTGGGATCTTGCTTCATTGTTTCGTAAAACCATACTAACCCAAAAATATGCTGTTGTTCTTTCGCAAGTTCAGCAGGATTTGTATAGCGTTCAGTCAAACCCTTTATTACAGCAGCATATGTAGCAGTAATATCCTCGCCATTTCGTACAGCGGTAGCAAGTGTTAAAATGACTGGCCAGATACCCTTCGTGACATCTTCTGCTTTTCTTATTTTCTGTATGAGCGGTTCAAAATAATCACGTTTTACAGGATAATCCTGAATACGAAGAGCAAGGGGGATTTTTGTATCAAGAAGGCCATAAGGCTGAAACAGATAAAATCCATTGCGATATTCAATGTATCCTTCTTTGTTTCCTATCTTAATACGGAAAGATTGGTTTCCAACAATATCAGCGAGAAGTATTTTAAGAGCACTGGGTGGTATCGCAGATAGGACTTCTTTTAACTGCTCAAATCTGAACATCGGTTGATCATTCTCTTCAAAGATCTTGCGAACCGCATGACGCATCTCGGCTTCATGCCATCTTGCGCTAAATTCATCATATGTTGATCGATCCGCTGTAGCTATATTAATAGGCTTTTCAAGTTTAATAGCGCATTCATAATTACACGTATCTATCCAATCGCAGATCGCAGTAAACTCAGTGTCACTAAACTCGACATTTCTCGGATTACCCTGCGCATCCTCTTGTATTTGCGGATCTAAACTTCCAGCTGGGATAAGAATAGCATCGATATTCAAATTACAGTCAAGCGCATATCTCTTCAGAACACGAGACACTCTGCCCATTTGAATTGCTTTTGTCATCGCAATGCGATACATATATAAGTCAGCTGTTTCAGTATCTTCTTCAGGAAGAGTATTTACAAGTAAATAAATAGTGGTATTGCGTTCTTTCTTATCAAGAAGCGCATGACTACATGTACGAACACCGCGTCCTAGAACCTGTTCCATCTTATTCAAGTGAAACCAGCTATCAAATACATAAATCTCGCGAACAAACTTCAAGTCAATACCTTCACTGGCTACCTGTGATCCTACAATCATTTTAATAATACTTCCATCTCTATTCGCATCTGAGCGTGCAGCCGCAACCATAGCAGCATTATTTGGAGAGAGTGTACTTTTACCTGTTAGCAAAATATACTTCGCAGGCTTGAAAATATGTCCCGCCCCTTTATGGGTTTCTTCTTTGCGATGACATTTAGCACATTGGCGACCACCAGGTGCTTGTATGCCATTCTTTAAAAGGCCACTGTCGCGGCCATACGCAGTATATCCATTTGCTTCTAACGCAAGAACAAGAGGAAGTGCGCCTGATTTAATGAAACGACTGTACACGAAGACAACTCCTCTTGTTCCTTGAACCGCATCAAGAATGAACTTTGCTTTGGGTGAAACACGGCCTAGGTTTTCTTTTATGATCCATGTGTTGTCTTCTTGTGCGAAATTAAAACCACCCTGTGTTGCGCGGAAACACCCATCAAATCCAGCATCACGTATACGCCCCTCAGGTTGTACACCTTCAACGGGATAGAGCCAGTTGCCACTCTGAACCATTGTATCAATGCTGCTTACAGATAAGTTCGCCAAATTAGAGATGCGCGCATATGCTTCGAGTGAATCACCCTCATAACTTACACGTACAAGTGGCAACTTCAGCACATTTGTAGTATCTCCTGTAGGATCACCTTTCGGATTAAACGCGGGCCAGGCTGTAAGTCTGGGAACCTCACTACCATTGTGAAGCTTGGTAGGAAGAAGACGAACTGGGAATGAGAGGGGATTTTCACCGCGCATAAAGCTGATGTAGGCTGCTGCTGCGTTTCCAAGCTTCTCCTCTCCTCCCTCTGCGAATTCACCAGTTGCTTTGAAGATTTCACTCTCAGTGAGTTCAAGGCGTTTATCATTCTTTAATAAGAGATTAAGTAGGAAGATAATCTCCCTGTAGTTATTATACATAGGTGTTGCGGTCATGAGCACTAGTTTCATGCCATGAACACTCTCTAGAAGTTCAGATAGAGCGGGTGCGAGTTTTTTACCAGCCGCCGCATCAGTAACTTCATCGTCACCGCCTGCTGTATCAATATTGTCATCAGATGTCTCACCGGGAACATCGCGTAAATTATGAGCTTCGTCAATAATTACTAGACGGCCCTCGAATTCTAAACGAAGAGCTTTCACCGTATTTGATCGATCTTCTGCTTTCACCTTTTCAATAAAACGTTGAAACTGAATATATCCCATGAATTCATATCGTGCGTTTATAAAGTCACGGACACGGCTTGCGATCACACCCTTCTCTCTCTCATATTCAGTACCTGTACGACGAAGATAATAATCACCAGTACAGCCTTTGAGTGTATTTGGTGTATTTTCATCTGACGCAAACTTTACAGCCTCTATATCAAAAATAGTTCTGCGAAAGTTGGGCTGAATATTTGGAGGAGCCACAATTAGAACTTTCTTATTTGGAAAGATGTGAAGATAGGATTCAGCAATTGAAATGGCTGCGCATGTTTTTCCTACGCCTACACCATGGTACAAGAGCGCTGAAAGATAAGGACATTGCGCAGATAAATAGCGGCTGACGAACCGCTGAACAGGGCTCAGTTCAAACTCAGCATTTGGATTACAGATAGTATCGGCCTTTTCTTTTAATTCCTTCAGTGACAATTGTTTATTTTCAGCAAATTCGAGTTTGTGAAAGAGTTTCTCGTGAAATCGTGGATCATCCAGATCAGGATAAAGACCATATTGACCCTCTATATAATCGGAGAAGGGTTGACCATTCATTGCTTGAAGTTCTTCAGCTGTACCGCCTCCAGATGTGCCGCCTCCACATTGATTATGTGTGAGTGACATTGCGACTGATGAAAATCTAGGAAAGAGAGGTGGATCGTGATAGAGTGTAAGATAATCATAGAGATCACGGGTTTTATTTATATCCCATAGATCACGAAGTTCTATTTCTGATAACCCCTGGTACTTCATCTACCGTATAATATCTAATTTAAGAAAGCTCAAAAAAGCTTCCTTAAATTAGAGATTTGACGGTAGAGTATTTATTTTAAGTCGTTAATCTCAGTGGGCAGAAGTTTCTCAGTAGACTACTCGTCTTTAATAAGATTTCGCGTTTTTCAACATTGTCAGATCGAATAACTCGCAGAGCCTCATCCAATGAATACCAACTAATGTTTCCAACCTCTCTTGACATATGCTCATTCGTACTATCCATTTCAATTGACTTCTGTGAATGAACAAATGCTATGAAATACTTGTGACAATAATGAATAGTGTTGCTTCCAAAGAATGATTCCTGAATAGGATTTAAATTCCGAATAGGACAGATATCTTTATCAGTCAGACCAGTCTCCTCTTTTACTTCTCTGAGTGCGCACTGAAAATCACTCTCACGATAATCACGCCGACCCTTAGGAAACCCCCACTCTGGTGTTTCCCATTTACAAGGAAGTGTAGCAAGTAATGTCTTTAATGAAATAGTTTCTCCTGTCTCTTCGTGAAGATATCCTAACCGCAATGTTTCGAGTTTAGTACGAGACATTTCTTTTTCTGATTTATATGATTGGCCCTGTTGATCGGTAGTAATTCCCCAAAGTCCACACCATAGTTCGTCAAATGGCATAGATAAGAGGCGCTCACGTTCAGTTTGAATAGTTCCAAGAAGCTGGCGGCGAATATAGTCTATATCTTGAAGTTTATATTTTCCTCTCATTATTTCCACAAATCCAAGACTATCTCTTCTCTGGATCAACAGATATTCGATGTTTGATTGAATAGTATCAAGCCCATTAATACTACTTGTATTTTGAAGAAGTGCTTGTGCTTGGTTCCATCCATCACGCACACGCACAAGGATCATTCCATAACTAGTTACTGGCGCAAAGCACTGACGAAATGAATGACCATTTTCTCCACAATTTGTACATAATTGTTTTTTATTTCCTGTAAACATACCCTACTAAACTGTAGCTTAATTGTTTAGACCTTTTTAAAATAAATCTTACGACGTTATAGAGATGTATAAGCCGAGAAAGTATTTTACTGGTTTATCAAAAACACAAAAGAAACAGAAACTGAAGGAAATGCGTCATTTTGGATCTTTATCATGGAAAAATCCGAAAGCGTACACTGGTTTTAAAACAGATGAAGTGGTTAAATCAAAACCATCAAATTATACAAGAAAGTGGAAGGCCATCTTTCCTAAGGCCTTATCTCTCAAGCAAAAATCAGAAGCGACAGGTGTACCTTTAAACTACATAAAAAAATCGTACAACAGAGGAATGGCTGCTTGGCGAACAGGTCATAGGCCCGGAGCTACAGAGCAACAATGGGGCTATGCGCGTGTTCATTCATTTTTATTGAAGGGAAAGACCTATAGAACAACAAATTCAGATCTAGCGAAAGCGGCGATTAAAGAGTCACCACCCGCTCGTCGTTGGTTTACCGGTGAGACTTAAAATTAACGAAGCTCAAAGAGCTTCATTAATTTTAAGATCCATCACCAAATTAGTCGTAGGACATTTATATAAAGTCACGACGTTACATCATTCGGTTAATAATGTCCGGCCATTATCTCTAATGATAGTAGGATATAGTGATGAAGTTAAAAATGCCGCCTGAAGTATGGGGTCCTCTTTTTTGGCATACAATCCATATTGTTGCGCTTGGATATTCTGAAAAGCCAAATTATTCACAGAAAAAAGCAGCAAAAGAGTTTTTTGAATCACTTATATTCTTGATACCATGTGATGTATGTAGAAAACATTATGCGCAACATCTTTCTATAAAACCAGTTGCGCAATATCTTGATCGTCGTCAGGATCTTCTTAAATGGACAATTGATCTTCACAATACAGTAAACGCATCGCTGAATAAGCCTCAGCTTCTTGAATCCGAAGTTATACAGTATTATAAACGTCTTGGTGCGAGAGGACGGACGCCTCTATGGAGTACATCTGATTTCGCAGAAGCAGACATGAAAGCTCGCATACAGGGAGTATTTGTAGGAGCAGGTGTAAGTGTTGTTGCGTGTATGTTACTCTGGTTTACGACAAAAAGTGAGGCTCTACGGTAATGTCGTTGGACATTTATTTTAACGAAACTAAAGTTTCGTTAAAATAAAGTCACGACGTTAATAAGATGAGTACCAGTGCGAATGTACAAAAATTATTAAGATTACGCGCAAGAGGAGTAGCTCCGCCCGCAGCTGTATCTCCAGCTGTAGCTGGATCCGCAGCTGGTTCCGCGACTACATCAACATTTAAATCTTCATCTGGAGATTCGCTTACAGGAGGTGTTATAACAACACTTTTCTATCTTAGTAGTTTTCTCTTTATTGTGTTTCTGATTTTAACATTCATTAATTTCACTATTTATCCTATCTTCAAACTATCTCCCTATGATAAGGGTTTCATATCAATGCCTGTAATTGATCCTGTTCAAACATCATGGTTGAAAGCACCTCCGAGACCAGGTGAAAAGGCGCTTGTTTCAACTCCACTCTCAACTGACTATACAATTTCATTTGATGTATTCGTAAATCCTGGATTTACTTCAGTCACGACACCCCATGTTGTTTTATACAGAGGCGATGCTGCTACAAGATTTAGCGCAACTCCATCTTTCTCTGATAATTTTCCTAATTCAAACTTGATTGTATATATTGATCCTATGACAAATGATATGAAAATCTTAGCAATGACTGATCGTAGCAGTAAGCGGTTTGCTACTGATGCGTGTACAACAAATGATCAATGTTATTCAAATTCATGTAGAAATAGTATATGTGCTGCTAGTAAAACAGGAGAACCTTGTGCTACTGATAAAGATTGTATATTAACAAATAAGTGCTCGGTGAATTCAACAGGTAACGCAGTATGTGTTGCGCCTATTGGTACTACTACACCGACTATAACTAGTTTAGCTGCGGATATTACTGCGAACTGTACTCCAGCGACAGCTGCTGCGATTGCTGCGGCTGCTACCACAGCAGGTATTATAAGTCCTGCTACAACTCCTCCTGTAACTTCTCCATCTCCTATTCTAAGTTATCCTGAGACAGTTGCTACACTAACAAATATACCTGTTGGATCTGTATTTAGACTAACTATTGTTTACATGTTATCACATGTTGAAGTCTATATAGATGGAAAACTCAGAGCTACTAAAATTCTGATAGGTAAACCTATTAAATCACTGAATGATTTCTGGCCGCCACCTGACAGTACTACAGTTGTACAGGTTGGATCTTTTAATTACTGGTCTAGAGTGTTACTAGCATCTGAAATACATGGACTTTTACCTGTCGCAGGTAACGATTTTTTTAGTAAAAAGACATAAAATGAAGCTCTTTGAGCTTCATTAAATTTAAGACTCACCGATAGAGATGAACTGGGTCTTGCCTAGTATAGCAATACTTACTGTAATTATAATTTTAATTATATATTTCTACCCTACTCTTTTTAATAAGTCAACTGCGATTGAATTTATAGGACCTGTTAATTTATCAACAGCGACAACAATTTTCAATACAGAGAGCGTCAAGTCATTTGAACAAAATAACTATGGAACACTCCAGGGATTTCTTAGTATAGTTCCTCTTCATCGTACACCTACGGCATTTACATGCGGAACAATTGGCAATCCTTCCTGTGAGACTGGGCGTTTTGACAACTGTACATGTGTAGATACAACATGTTCGAATTGTACACGCAATGGCTATTATCCTATTCTTCAAATTGGCGATACGCTTTCTTTGGAAATTCTTCCGGCCCCAGATGCTGGAAGACCAGGTCAGGCGATGGCTCAACTGGCGATTACTACACAAACAAATCTAAGTCCCAAGACAATAGAAATATTAAATCTTCCGCCGATCCCTACACAGAAATGGTTCATGATATCAATTGTAAAAGAGGGTCGTAGATTTTCTATATATTATAACAATGCGCTTGTTTTATCACAGAAAACACAGTATTATGTCTCATCATCGGTAGGTAGGAATGGTATTGTATGCGGTAATCCAGTCTTTAATGGCTCGGCCGCAAACTTTAATCTTACACAAACTGCGATGACTGGAATGGAAATTGCTGCTGCGTATACAAAATATAGTGATACTCGCGGTGTACCTTATGTAAGCATGAAGACAGATAAAAAATTAGATTTTACAATACCCTCTTTGTGCCCATCAGGAGGATGTCTTCAGACACCGACTATACGTCCTGCGCAACCATATTTAGAATGGGATACATCATACGCATAACGGTGAGACTTAAATTTAAGATCCATCACCAAATTAGTCGTTGGACGTTTATTTTAACGAAACTAAAGTTTCGTTAAAATAAAGTCACGACGTTAAATTTGAAGAGATTTCTATTTTAAGAGCATAATAAAGATGGAATGGTATGGAAATGAACATCTGAAGCCTGCTTATACAAAAAAACTTATGAAGAAATGGCAGGCGCCACCAGGTAATACGGCTGCGCATTATTATGATCTCTTTCCAGATCTATATCCAATATATCTACCTGATGATCATTATATTGTAAAATATAATGAAGAAAGGTATCCTAAAAATCGCAATTATAGTACATTCAAGTCGGCACCAAAAGAGGTTAAGTCAAAACACATTATCGAGTGGGAGGATGGCTACGGCCCTTGTACTGTATGTGACGAATGTGTAGCAGTAAAGAAACTAAACGATGATCTTACAGTCGATTATTATAAGAGATTGAAGGACTGGAGAGAGAATGGAACACCTATGTAACGTTAACTTTAAAATAAAGTCACGATGATATAGATGGAGACCTCTAGGAATTCAAATAACGCAGCAGTTATATCAGGATTTATAAATCTAATTGTAATTATCATAGCGTTTGTTATTTTGTATTACATGTTTCAGTGGTTATTTGGAACATCTACAATGAATAGTGTTGTACTTCAATCAACACAGCTTACCGCCAATCAGGGCCTTCGAACCTATAGAAATCAAGCCAAATTATATGAAGGTGGCGAGTATACAGTAAATCTATGGATGTATATCTCAGGTTGGTCTTATTTACAAGGCACGCGTAAGCACGTATTCGAGATTGGTGGTGATGATTTCGCCTCACTGCTTATCTCACTGGGTTCTTATAAGAACTCGCTAAGTGTTCGCGTTGATACGATTGATGCGTCCGGTTCATCTGTGAATACATCAGGTGGGCTCTCAAATGCTGACAAGAAGAATATTTTTACACCTCTATCACTTGACAATTCTCTTTCTGTAAGTGGCGCATGTGACATTGATACAATCGATCTACAGCGTTGGGTACAAGTAACAGTTGTCCTCAATGGCAATACATGTGATGTCTATATGGATGGTAAACTGGCTCGCTCATGTGTTCTTGCGAGTTATTTCAGAGTAGATACAAGCTCTCAGAGTGTACGTGTTCTCGATAGAGGTGGATTTGACGGATACCTCTCACAAGTATCAACATATAACTACTCTCTAAATCCCAGTTCAATCTACAACATGTATATGATGGGTCCGTCACCCCCTGGGCTTGATATTTGGGAATATCTTACAGGACTAGTAACATTCAAGAAGCCAACATCATAACGGCAATGATAACGTCGCGACTTTATTTAAGTCTCACCGGTATTAATATTAAAAATAACAAAGTTCAAAAAAAAAGCTTTGTTATTTTTAAGACTTAACGTCGTGACTTTATTTTAAAAATAAATGTCCTACGACTAATTTGGTGATGGATCTTTAATTTAACGAAGCTCTTCGAGCTTCGTTAAATTAAAGTCTCACCGTTACCAATAGATGGACCGGTCAAGCAGTCTTACAGATAAATCAACATTTGGTGAGATTATACTCGCAACTTTTATTGTTTTAGCTGTTTTTGTGACGTTTTTTTCAGCGCAAAGTCTTTACAGTGGAGCAAAAACAATCTCATCGAGATTTCAGACCTTGATGGATTATACAGCAGCTTCGCAAGATAAGGCTCTTGTTGTTCATCAAGACGCAAGCAGATATCCCGACGCAAAGACGCTTTTATTTTCAGAGAATGAGCCGACTGGAACTGAATTCGCATATTCCTTCTTCTTATATATAAATCCTAATACATTCAGTTCAGGAAATGACGTTCTTCACCATGTATGGCACAAAGGATATGGATGCGTCTGGCCTTTAATGGGTCCCGGTGTCTTCGTCAAGGGAGCTTCAAATGCTCTCCGAATTGTTATGAATACTTATAATAATCCTTATACATTTGTTGACATTCCGAATATTCCTATAAAGAAATGGGTTCATGTTGTCTTAAATTGTCACAAGGGTGGTCTTGAAATTCATATTAATGGAAATCTAGCAAATAAGATCCGTTTTGATACTACACTGCCCTACATGAATTTTGAGGATATTGTTATTTTCTCAAATGCGAATTTCAATCTTCCTTCAACGACACCCGCTCTAGCTGGACATACTCTTCAGGTAAATGGAACTTTCAATGGCTTTATGAGTGAATTTATCTATACCCGGTATGCGTTATCGTTTACAGAAATACAAAGTCTATTAAACGCGGGTCCTTCAAAGAAGATGAAGTCAGATACTATGGAATTACCTCCTTATCTTGCGGATACTTGGTGGACAACAACCTATACTTCTTAGAGATAACGCAGTGACTTTTATTAAAAATATGAAATCTCAAAGAGCTTCTATAAACTGCGGCCATGAATGATGTAAAGAGATAACTATCAAAACTAACAAGAGAATGACTGGTGGTGGTCTTATAAGTCTTGTGGCGTATGGATCTCAAAATGTATTACTGTCAGGAAATCCACAAATGACATACTTTTATAAAGCATTTCGTCGTTATAGTCACTTCGCAATTGAGAATATTACAACTGCGATGGATGGACCGAATGAGCTTTTCTATGATCAGACTATAAAACTACGAGCAAAAATACAACGCAGCGGCGATCTTCTTTCAGATATGTATTTCACATTTCGCATTCCTGATATCTTCAGTAAATATGTACAGCCCACTGCGCAGCGTAGTGCTCAATATCAGTTTCAATGGGTAAGATATCTTGGAGCTGCTATTATTAATAATGCGGCATTTTACGTAGGTGGTCAGAAAATACAAGAGTTTACTGGCACTTATTTAATGTCCAAAGCTGTCGTTGATTATGATATTGATACGTTTGAAAAATGGAGAGTATTAGTGGGCGATACAAATGAATTGTCGGATCCTTCGAAAGGAATATATGCGGGTGGAACAAATTCCACTGGATATCCCAGTGTATTTCCATCTGGACAGACAAATCGTCCCTCCATTTTTGGCCAGGATATTTTTGTTCCTCTGCCTTTCTGGTTTGCGGAAGCCACATCCCAAGCACTTCCGCTTGTTGGATTACAGTACCATGACTGTGAAGTACAACTTACGCTAAATCCTATTGAACAACTCTATACATATTTGGACGTGTCTGGATTTCGTGTATCTCCAAATTTCCGAATGAGTGCGCCGCTCTCTGATATTAGAATGAACATACCTGAATATGGATCTACAATTGATTTGAGCGGACAAATGCGAAATTTTCTAACAGATTTTGGTACAAGTATTCCTGCTATGAATACATGGTTTCTCAATCCACGAATCCAGTCAACTTATATCTATCTTCCAAAAGACGAACAGAAAATATTTGCGACAACGCCTCTATCCTATCTTATTTATCAAGTTACAGCCTATCCATTTCTTGGATTATATAATCGACAGTTGCTTGATTTAGAAACACACAATCCAATTACACGATTACTCTTTATAAATCAAAGATCCGATACTTTAGCGCGCAATGATTTTTCTAATTTTACAAACTGGTGGAATTTTCCTCATCCGCCTTATTCACCAACTCCTGGACAATCACCCATGAATATAAGTGCTTTTTCTTCTGGTCTACTTGTTCCTCAGGGACAAATGAGTATTCTTCGCAGTATTCGTGTTTTATGTGATGGAAATGAATTACAGGAAGAGAAGCCAGTTGAGTTTTTTACGAAGATCACGCCATTCAGATATGTTACAGGGTCTCCTAAGACATTAATTCCTATCTACAGTTTTGCTCTTCATAGCCCATCTACGCAGCCGTCAGGAAGTATAAATTCAAGCCGCATTCGCAATTTTCAGGTTGAAGTGGATGTGTATCCTCTTCCTGCCAATACAACATATACATATGATTTAACAATTTATGTAGAAAATATAAACTTTTTTGAAGTGGCGTCCGGTATGGGTGGAATAAAGTACGCTTTATAAAGTCGCGACGGTAAGTCGCAGGAAATAAAGTCGCGACGGTAAGAAGAGAGTGGATGACATCATCAACAACATCCTGGTGGGATAGTATTTCTTCTGGACTTAATACATTAAATCCTTTTGGAACACCCCCTACATATGCTCAGTTAGCAGAAGATGCTAAAAATTTGTCTAATGGAATGAGCGCATTTACTACATTTCAAGCAGACCTTTCAAATACATCTCGAGTTATTTCAACAAATACATGTGTTTCATCATTAACAGATTTATCAGGTAATTTCAGAACTTTAAATAATGATGCGACTACATTTATAACAACCCCGTCTAATTATACGTCTGCTAAGATTGTATCTGGTTTAGCTACTTTACAAGCACGCCTAACTGTTATTCAAAATACTATAAAAACAAGTTGTCCTGGTGTAAGTTTCACTGCGGCGGCGGCCTCAGTAAAAAAAGGTTCTACTGATACCTGCGCAGGTGCTGATTTATCTGGTAATCAAGTTACTCGAGAGTTGGTTGAAAGTGGTACGTTTTCATTAAAAAATATGTTTTCTGTTTCACGTGAAACAATACAAATATTATTGTTTTATATTATATTTATTGGTTTTGCTATTTGGGGTGGATCTACAGCAAGTAATGCGGCTATAAATAAATCACCTATTATGCGATTTTATTATTTTATATATGGTACTTTATTATTTCCTTTCTCGCTTGGTCTTGCTTACATGAGATATTCATCTAATACAAAACAATCTGATAATAAAGAATTATTACAGCCGTTATGTGAGCCTTTTAAATATTATGCTATTTTAGCTCCGTTAATCAATAGTAAAGATACGAAAAATATGTCAATTATATTTGGGTTCTTTTTTACTATTTTTTACCCTGTATTATATCCTTTTATATATACTTTACTAGATGATGATGAGTGTTATATAACACCTCTAGAAGTTCAAGCACGAAATACTGATATTTCGGCGCAAAAATCACTATCTTATGTAAAGGAAAAACAAGCCGCGGTTACTCGAGCTGCGGCTGCTGCTTCAACTGCTCCTACTCTTTCAGCCGCTCCAGCTGCTTCAACTGCTTCTTCAACTTCTACAACTGCTGCTCCACCTGCTGCTCCACCTGCTGCTTCAACTTCTACAACTGCTGCTCCACCTGCTACTGGCGGATATTACCAGTCTATAATAACCAAAAACGCAATGATGGCTTAATCAACTTTCACGTACTGTAGTAAGATGAGCGCGCCCCCAAAGAAGACTAATCTTGAAGTCAATTTCCCTTTTGTGTCGGTCATTACACCCACATATAATAGAAGACGGTTCATACCCAGTCTGATCAAGTGTTTTCTTAGCCAAACTTATCCTCAAGATCGCATGGAATGGATCATTTTAGATGATGGTAGTGATAAAATAGAAGATATTATTATGGCTCATAAGACTAAATTACCAACTGTACGATATATATATGAAAGTGAAAAGCAGACTATTGGCGCAAAGCGTAATAGATTGAATAAAGAAGCAAAGGGTGAGATTATTGTCGCAATGGACGACGATGATTTTTATTTTCCAGAGCGTGTATATGCGGTTGTAACTGCTTTTAAGCAAAAGCCTACTTTACAGTTAGCAGGAAGCTCTGAAATCTACATGTATTATTCTGATAATAAGCAAATCTATAAGCTCGGTCCTTATCACGCAAACCATGCGACAAATGGAACAATGGCATGGAAGCGATCTTATTCTGAGAGCCATTTATATGACGAAACAGTTACTCACGCAGAGGAGAAATCTTTTCTAGAAAATTACAGACATCCTATGATCCAGCTTCAGCCGATGAAGGTAATGCTTGTTATGAGCCACAGTGAGAATACATTTGATAAGAGGAAGATGCGCGATGAACCCAATCCGTTTGTAAAGAAGACAACAATGAAAATTCGTGATTTTATAAAAGATGGAGAGCTTCGTGAATTCTTCGCAAACGCGTAAAATAATGAATGGTCTAAACAGTGTACAGTTCTCTAGAGTAGATGATTGCGTCTTCATTCCATACTGAACAAAGTATTGTAGCATTGCGTATATTAAATCAAGCGTATCTGAATGAATTAACGACGGCTTCATCTAGAGTTGACACTGCGTCTATTCATCTGAAAGTTCCACTGCGTGCGCACCAAGCAGCTGCGGTTTACTCAATGATAGAGCAGGAAAAGAAGCTATCTACAGGAATGGATATTTCTGGACAAACAATGTATGGTTCATGGTCTATATTAGGAGATGGCGTTGGTGTTGGAAAAAGTCTATCAGTTTTAGCGCATATTGCGAATTTAAAATCAAGCACAGCGTTTTCTCCTAAAATGCCGCGTCTTACAATGCCATGTTCTCCTTATTTATACAGTATGGAAAAACAAACATATACTGATTTATCAGACTGTAATGCGTGTTTAATTATTGTTCCGCACACTCTTTATAGGCAGTGGTGTGGTTATATAAAAGATCAGACGAATTTGAAAACATTTTATATATCTACAAAGCGTAATTTGGAAGGTGCTGCGTTTTGGAATTCAGTCAACGATGCGGATGTTATTTTGATTTCTAATACTCTGTATAAAGAATTTAGTAATAAAACATATGATATAGTAAGATTTCGCCGTGTATATATGGACGAAGCAGACTCAATTCATATATCAGGATCACTGCCTCTTCCAAATACAAAATTCCTCTGGTTTATTACAGCGAGTTGGCCGAATTTACTTTATCCAGGAATTAATCTCTGGATCGGTTATAATTTATTACACACAACTGTATTCGCAGAAAATTCCATATTTCATAGAGATTTTTCAGAACAGTTTCGCTCAAATTATATGAGCCGCAATCCATATTATACATTTCGCTATCATGTCGTATCAACTCCTTTTTTACGACGTATTCTTCTTCCCAATCATCCTCTTCGTGGACATCTTATTATTCGATGTGGATCAGCATTTATTGCTGAATCAATCTCTTTACCACCTCTCTATCGCCATATAATACTTTGTCGCTCTTCGCTCTCTTATCAGCTGGTTTCAGGTGTAATTTCAGCTGAAGTGCGAAATCTACTTCATGCTGGAGATGTTCAATCTGCGCTCCAACTATTAGGCGTAGGTGCTGAAGAGACAACCAGTTTAGTAGACGCTGTCACTGATAATAGAATGAAAGCACTCAGACAGCTGAAGAAAGACTATGCGTACAAGGCTGAACGAGAGTATTCAACACCTCAGGCCAAGGAGGAAGCACTAACAGCATTAAAGCATAAAATAGATCATTTAGAAGAGCAGATACGGAGTATTAAAGAACGCATAGAGAATTTTAAACAGGAAATTTGCCCAATCTGTTTTGATGAGCCACAGGATGCTGTCTTAACGAAATGTTGCCAGCGGGTTTTTTGTGCTAATTGTATTCTTCAAAGTTTAGCGCGTAAACTGGATTGTCCTCTCTGTAGAAAAATAACAAATCCTACTGAATTGAAAAGGATCACAACGAATGTTATGGAAAAGCCAGTGGAAAAGCCAGTGGAAAACCAACCACTGCTGAAAAAGGAGGCGCTGATTAAACTGTTCCAGGATAATCCCACTGGAAAATTTCTCGTATTTAGTCGGTATGATAATCCTTTTCTTCAGATTACAGCTGAACTGGAGACTGTAGGTATTCATGGTGTCAGGGAAGTTAAGGGAACGAAGGATGTAATTCAGAACACGCTAAATATGTTTCAGCGTGGTGATCTTCGCTGCTTGCTGCTAAATAGCATTCACGCTGGAGCTGGCTTAACAATCACTGCGGCTACACACATTATTCTTCTTCACGCAATGGAGGTGGAAGAAGAGAAGCAAATTCTTGGACGCGCTTACCGTCTTGGACGGAAAGAGCCTCTGAATGTTTATAAATTAGTTCATGCTGATGAAATGGATGTGGCCGTATAACGTCGTGACTTTATTTTAACGAAACTTTAGTTTCGTTAAAATAAATGTCCTACGACTAATTTGGTGATGGATCTTAAATTTAACGAAGCTCTTTGAGCTTCGTTAAATTTAAGTCTCACCGGTAACGACGTACACGCCGTGTTTTATTAGTTCTTCTATCAACATTTTGTTCAATAAAAGAATTATGAATTACACAAGAAATCATAATAGATATAATTTCTTCTTTGTTTTCTATTGGATTATCAAGAAGAGATTTGAAGTGTTCGTTGGAATATAACAATTTTATATTATCTAATCCTAATACAAGTTGTAGTAACTGTGTATTATAACTTGCTACCGGAATTATTTTTCTTTTAAGAATATAGGTAAATCCAGGAATAGATTTAAGAATATTATATATGTGTCTTGCTTTATTTTTTAATAGGCTTATCATTAATCCATCTCCATCTAATAAAAGTTTATTAGGTTCAAGAAGCGATTCAAGCATTTCTTCTTTATTTTTTTTCAGGAAGTTTCCTTCAATCACTGTAGAAAGTGTTTTAGTGAAATCACTGTATTCAGTTGTACGTATTCTGCTTATTTCAAGTGGATCGAGCGGTTCCTTTCTTGAAATAGGAGTTCCTGTAAATTCATTTGACATTTATTTTCTTATTAACGTCGTGACTTTATTTTTAAAATAAATGTCCTGCGACTAATTGATCTTAAATTTATGCCAAACTATTATACAGTTTTTGTATCGAAATCGCTTCCAAGCGGCGAATTCGATCGGGTTTTATCCCGCCTCTAGAAAGTTCTGTATTTGCGTACATAGGAGACATGCGTACAGGCACTTTGTGTGTATCGGACAATTCACAGAGTAGTTTCCACGCATTAAACATCGCAGATTGCTTTGTAAGAACAGGTGTATATCTCATCTTATCCATATCAATCGGAGGACCAGTTGAGGGTGCTTCTTGTGTAAGACGCATACTAATATGCTTGAGCTTCAGTTTAAGACTGAGAGGAAGAATATTCCAGCACTGATAGAAAAAAGCCCAGAAGTCTCCCTGGTCTGAGGTGCGATAGGCTTCAAAGAGTGATAAGTAGAGTTCCCATGCTTCAGGTGTAGAGCCAAAGTGGGCCTCAATGCGTTCAGGGAGGTTTTCAAGACTGATTAGACTAGCGAGATTACCCTCATTGTTTTCAATATCCAGTTCGATGGCTGGATCGGAGTCCTGCCAGAGAGACCACCAGGCTACAGGTAAAACACCATCTGGGATAAGAATATCATCTTCTGCTTTTTCATATCCAGATAACTGGCGCTGAAGAGATCGCAGGTCCGTTGTCATTCCGTCTGGAATAGGTCTTCCCAGCCATTCTTCAAGTATTGATTTCTTAGCTCCATCAATTCGCAGAGTTAAGCAGTGTTTAGCAATCTGCTGTAAAGCACGAGTATCTAGTGTATTGCTAATAAGAATGAGAGGTCGGCCTTCAAGAGCTTCAGGTGATTTTAAATACGTGAGTAGTTCTTGTAGACCACCGCGTTCACCATTACTAAGACCATCAATCTCATCTAGAAGAATGCCAATACCACCCTTTTTGCCTGTTTCTACCATGTGAAGAATACCACCTTCACGAAGAAGAGGTACAATAACTTTACGAAAGGATGTACCACTGCGTGTATGGCTCGCATTAAACTCTAGAACTTTTAATGAACAAGCCTCGAACACACGGTGCGCAAGGGTTGTTTTTCCAACACCAGGTGAACCGAGTAAAAGAGCAGCGGGAACAGAACGTGTATGTATCCAATCTATTATCTGTTTTTCTAGATCTGGGTATAAGCAATGTGTCTCCCCTAACATCTTCATTTCTTCGAAGTGTTTTCTCTAAGCCGTAGTTTTCTTAGGAAATGGCGATGATCCTCCAATACATGTCGTTCCATCCCATACACCCTCCCAGGTTACTCCTGTTCTTTGAGCTTCAGCACACAATGAGTTTGTTCTGGTGGCGCCACTCTGATCCGTAAATAATGAGAAGGAATTGGCTGGAAGAGGTGATGTACCCTTAGTCCAAGTCTTTAGGATTGAAGATACACCGACAGTATCTACACAGTATGATTTGTTGGTAGTAGGATCAGTATAAAGTGAGAGGAAGTCCGGACATACATTTACTGAGGGTGGCCAGGGTCCAAATGTTGCGGTTGTTGTACCATCTGATCTAAACCATTGAACACCAAAATAGATTTCAATGATAAGTACTCCAATGAAATACAAGATAGCAGCTAGGGCGCGGCCACTTGAAAAGAGAACAAAGGCTCCACCTGAAAGGAGTACAAATGATAAGAAAATGTAAAAAAGGAATACGTACTCCATATCTATCGTGTGTTCTTAATTTTAATCAGACTTTTTGATTAAAATTAGGATTTTAAAAACTTAGAATTATTACTGTATCTACCGCCCCCACTTCGCAACCGGTGTCGGCGTCGCATCGCTTGACGCATCGAAGCCCGTCTCGATGTAGCCCGTGAGGTAACCCTGAAGAGAGTTCGCGTCAAGGGCCGGACCAGCTACGCCGAACGTAGAGGCGCTGTTGCGCGGGACAACCAGCTGGACCTTGCGGAACGTGCGGCCACCTGAGAGGTAGGTCTTGCCCTGATCCCTGAGGAGACCAAGACCCGCCGCCTTGATTGAGGACTGGTAAGGGCCTACAGCCGTCGTCGAAGCCCACGGCGCCGCCGTTAACCGCGCCGTTGTCGCATTCAGCTGGTAAATACGGTCAGTGCAGTCACCAATCGTGATGTAGAACTCATTGTCCATGGAGGTCGTGCGCATCTGAGCACCAACAGAAGTCATTTGTATATCTATAAAGAAGAAAAAAAACGCAAGGATCCGGATATCAAGTACCGTGGTATCTCTAATTTAACGAAGCTCAAAAAGCTTCGTTAAATTAGAGATATCACGGATTAATAGTCGTTTGACATTTATTTTAACGAAGCTAAAGCTTTGTTAAAATAAAGTCACGACGTTACCGGTAGATCTAAAAAATTCACGAGGATAATTATCTTTAGAATATAGAATGAGCAACGTACCCATTAGTTTACCTTTCACAAGTTTTTCTAAAGGATCCCAAAATGGTCGTGTAAACTTAACACCCGCCGCGAGTGCCGGTGGTTCAATTGACAGTTTTCCTGCGTATACACACCAGACGAAAGTTGAGAATAATTTTGAAGATGATATGTTACGGGGTAACTGGGAGTCAAACATACTCACCAAAGCATTCTTTTCTTCAAACAATATCAATACTATTCAAAATTCTATTCGGAAGGAGGTATTCAACCAGAGCAAGCCGAAGGGATATGTGATTGATGAACAAAGTGTAGATGAATTGAAGATCATTATGCGAGGTATGTATTACCAATATGCCCGGAACATGCCGAACAATATTGCTGAACAGGTGGATGATCTAAATAAGAAGGTCATTGATTGGTCTGTTCCTCATATTCTGTCCGCAGTTGATCATTATTATTTTTATCTGAATGATATCAGCCATCTGCCGGTACCTATGCAGCAGCCGCAGAGTATGAGCTCGGCAGGGTCGAAGTCACTGCCGTTGAACCCGTATATGTAAGGGTCGGCAGGGTCGAAGTCACTGCCGTTGAACCCGTATATGTAAGGGTCTTATGTAAAACTAAAATTGACGAAATGATCCATCCCTTGCCGGATAAGAAAATATGGATCAGTTTCCTCTGCTTGTAGAGAAGGAGGAGAAGGTTAATTTTGTCTATGACTTTCTCATCGATAGTACTCATACTATGCTCGTTATCGTAGATGGTCAGGGTGGTGGTAGTGGAAAGACTATGGCCGTGGATGAAGCGATTTGTCTTTTGGAGAAGAAATATGGATCCTCTATCTTTCAGTCTTTTAAGGCTCATCATTTCGCTGATGATCAGAAGTTTGCGTTCTATAATACTGTAACAGGACAACTAAAGATTATCTCATATGTAACTGTTTGGAATGATGCTTGGAATTATGTCATACGCGACTGGGAAGCTAAGGTAGCTGTATTCAAGTATGATGGGGATGAGCGTCTAACATCCTATATATGTAAGGCGCACGTCTTTACCGCAAACTATGGGCCTACCGGTGAGACTTAAATTTAACGAAGCTCGAAGAGCTTCGTTAAATTTAAGATCCATCACCAAATTAGTCGTATGACATTTATTTTAACGAAACTTTAGTTTCGTTAAAATAAAGTCACGACGTTACTTGTCTGGCTGACTGTGGTGTTCGAATGCGAACAACATAAAGCCTTATAACAAATTGAAGTTAGGGTGAGGCGGCGTTCAAAAATTGACGCGCCACGCACCGCTAAGAAGTTTTGTCGCGGCGGCGACACAGTGGTCCATTAGTCTAGTGGTCAGGACAGGAGGCTTTGATTTAAAGTAGAAACCTCTTAACCTCGGTTCGATCCCGAGATGGACCTACAACACCCCTGTAGCGCAGTGGATAACGCGTCCGCCTTCTACCGTTAGGTTAGCCTGATAGGTCAGCGGAAGATCGTGAGTTCGACCCTCACCTGGGGTATTTAACAAATAAGGATACATACAGCAAAAAATACTATTATTAATCGTATCCTGTTAAAGCTTTGCCTTCGTAGCTCAGTTGGTTAGAGCAATCGCTTTGTAAGCGATAGGTCCGGTGTTCGATTCACCGCGGAGGCATATAGTTTGTCGGTATCTTATAAACCGTCATACCGCTCGCATAGCTCAGTCGGTAGTAGCGTGGTCCTTATATCGTTAATGGTATACAAGAGAGGCCGAGGTCGCGGGTTCAATCCCCGCTGCGAGTATTTTTTATGAGGTCAATATTTGGTCTGATAAGAATTTCCATATAAATCCTCCAGCTCTTTTATATTTTGGATTTCCATTACATACTTTTGATATAGTTTGACGATTAATTTTATTTTTATCTCCTGCATCAACTGTGCTGTCATATTCTTCTAATAAATTATTATTATCATCATATTTTCCAACACGTTTTCTATTTACTGATATATGTCCAATAATAAAATTAGTTTTATCATTTATATAATCATCAAATGTTCCATTTTTTCTTCGCTCTTCCCATACCTTATTCATACTTTCAGCTAATTTAGTCTTTCTATCTTCATTAATTGTTTTTCCATAATTTGGATTCTTTTTGCCTATCATACCAATACTTAGTTTTTTTCTTTCATCTGTTGAAACTATTCTTCCAAAATTAGGATTATTAATTCCTCTCATTTTATCTGCGCGTAGTTTTATTGATTCAGGATGTTGCTTTGAATTTTTCCCACCCTCTCGTAAATTATAACCATTTGGTACAAGTGTATTAAACTTTTTAATATACTCTTCTTCATATAGATTACAATCTTCATCAAAACATATACAAATTATCTGAAACTTGAAGGATTCTATTCCATATTTATTATAAGCCGCTAACAAATATCTACCGATTGAATTATGATCACACTTTTTATGTTGCTTCCAGCGTGTCTCCACATTTTTACAAAGTGTCTGCCCCACATATTGTTTCTTAGTTATAGTATTTGTTATAAGATAAATATAGCCCATACTACCTATTTAGTACTTATAGTTTAAAGCCGCTCTTATACTCTAACTTAGAAATTGACGACGCCGCCAAAAATTGACGCGCCATTTTCCCATATCTAGATTGTGCAAGGATACATACAGCAACTATAATAATTTACCTAATTAAAGTTGTATCCTGATAACACAAAAAACAGGTTTGTCCGAGTGGTTAAGGAGGCAGGCTTAAGATCTGCTGGAGCAATCCGCGTGGGTTCAATCCCCACAGCCTGTATAAACTTTGGCAGAAGTATAAACTGCTATTCACCGATATAGTCTAGTGGTTAGGATAGGGCTCTTTCACAGCCTTGACTCGGGTTCGATTCCCGGTATCGGTATTAAGTTTGGTGCTTCTTTCCAAAAAGCACCTGGTGATCGCCCAGCGACTAAAGTTTGATACTTCTTTCTAAAAAGTATCTGGCGCCCGAGCCGCACCTCTAATGCTTCATACAGCAAAAACCATAATAGCTAATTATTTCATGAAGCATGTTAAAACGCTTATAGTTCAGTGGTAGAATAACGGACTTCCATTCCGTTGACGCGGGTCCGATTCCCGCTGAGCGTAAATGTCCCACGACTAATCCATAAAATAGTTTGGTACTTCTATTCAAAAAGTACCTGGTGGAGGAAAGATATTCAACCGTGTTAGCTCAGTTGGTAGAGCATGGGGCTTTTAATCCTAGGGTCACGGGTTCGAGCCCCGTACGCGGTATACTTTATAATTTTTTTACGATATCAATAGTTGATTTCATAAAAAATTATATATATTAAATAGATGGCAATACCAGTTAATTTTAATGATATTGGTATAAATCTAAAATTATATCCTACTGATGCTGAATATAATGATCAAGTAGCAATTGCGAATGATATGTTTATAAAGACAATAAATAAACCAAATAATATACTTCCAAAGAATTACTCTAAAGACACTATTATGTCTTATGATATAGATATATCAAATTTACAAATAGCAAAAGTCACGCTAACAAATGAAACAACCTATAATTTTTTAGCACATAGAGGTGATAACCCTAGTTTTCTGCTTATAAATAATCAAACATATTATATAACTAGAAATACAATAAAACCTGGCGTAAATGCTATTGTAAATGAAGTAATTAATCAAGCTGGTACAATACATTATATTTTAAAAACATCTATTGCTAAAGTAGATAATTCTGATACTACATATGAAATCGCAATTAAAGAAGCTATGATTAATCATACTCTCTGGACACATGATAATACCTGTACAAATAAGATAATTTGTGTTGCTTCAATGAAAAAAGATAATAATTTTTTTATTTTTGTAGTTCAAGAGAAATTAGATCAAACATTAATGAGTCTTACTGTAGCTCCTAAACCTGAAGAGAAAATTCTACTACAATATAAAGTATTATTAGTATTAAATGAAATTATTACTATATTAAAATCATTATGGGAACCTGGTACACTAGAATTTAATCACTGTGATTTAAAACCAGATAATATTATGATTCATAACAAAAAGTTTAAATTAATAGATTTTGGACTTTCTAATTTAAAAAATCACAAATATATTTGTCAAACACCTGAATATCATGATTATAATGGTAATAGAAATGCTAGTAAAGATTTATCAGCTCTTATTTGGTATATATTTAACCATTGTAATATTGTATTTGATAATAAAGTTAAAGAATTTTTTGAAAATTGTTTAATAATAGATAAAATAATAGATAATATTAATCTTAATCTTAATGCGGATAAAGCAAATTGGGGTAAGCTATTAATGAATGTAAATAAAAACTATAATAATAAAACAGATATTACTACTTTTATATTACCACAAGACGCATTAATAGAAGCAACTGCTATAATGTCAGGAATAGAAGGAGGTAATCGTATAAAAAGAATAACACGACGTACCAATAAAAAATTGAGTAAAAAATTAACTAAAAAGGATAGGAAAAGAAAAATGAAAGGTGGAAAAGCAGTGCTAGCAGTTAGAAATAATTTTGGTACTGGACGCATATCAAACTACGCGAACAACCTCCGCAAAACCACCAGATCAAGCTCCGCAACCAGATCAAATAAACTTCTTCAGCCTACTATAGATCCAGATACAGCTGATTATTTATCTACCTATTCAGTTGAGCATCTCTTAACATATTTACGATTTAACAATATTGTAACTGAGCCAGATGATCTAGTACAGTATCTAAATGGTGAGCTAACCTATCCTGGTATTGAACGAACTCCTAACTCAGATATCCATGAAAAGAAAGATAAGGAGCAGATGATCGACCTTTTCCTTGGAGAGGCAAAGCCAAATGACGCTTGCCGCCTTCTTCGTGTCCTCTTACAATTTCCTATTTATGATAACGACATGACGTATTATAAGAATTATATATCTGAATTTAAGAGCATAACGGATACTCGTATTAAAAATAGTTATCTAAATCTAACATTTCCTTCCGATAAAGATCAAATCTTCTAACGTCGTGACTTTATTTTAACGAAACTAAAGTTTCGTTAAAATAAATGTCATACGACTAATTTGGTGATGGATCTTAAATTTAACGAAGCTCTTTGAGCTTCGTTAAATTTAAGTCTCACCGGTAAGAAGCAGCCAGCTTCTTCACGATCTTAATCCCCTTCTTTTTTGCTGGCGCGGCCCCTCCATTAGCCAGCGCATACTCCCTCTCCTCCCGCATCTTCGTCCAGCTCGTCTCAAACTCACCCAGATCCCGCAGCCACATCTGAGAAGACGTTGTAGCCTCCAGCTCAGCAACCGCAGCCCGAGCCTTCGTAACAAGTACTTCAGCATCCGCAACAGCAGACGCCTTCACCCTATCCATACGAAGACGAAGCAGATAGTCATAACTATCTACATTGTCTACGTCCTTCACCCCAGACAGAGCAGGTAGCTTATGCGTCTTCATCGCAGCAACAATCCCCTCATCGCTCGCGCGCCGCAGCTCCATTGTCCCCTCTAGAACAGCCTTAATGAACCGCGCCTTCGCATCGGCCTCCACAGCCTCAGCCCGCAGACGCTCCATCTCACACTGCCGCCGCTCCTCATACTTCGCAAGACGAGGTCCAAAGAACCCCTCCAACATCTCTCCAACACAGCCATAGCGCACAATCTTGGACTCCGTATTGAAGCAGACCATATTGCTCGTGCGCCATGTGGTTGTCAGACGGAACCGCTTCTCGAACTCATTAGGGTTCCTCTTTACCTCCTCATAGTAATAAGGATCCAGATAAAGGTCAAAGCGAACATCCACGTGGTTATAGAGATCATCATAATTCACCAGCGCAGGCTTTCCATCCTCCAGCTTTCCATTCTCCATATCCTTGTTGGTACACATCTCATCCAAGAAGGCCTTGTAGTCATTCGTCCAGGTTCCAACAGGAAGCTCCGTGATCACAACCGTCTTCTTCTCATCATCAAAGCGATAGAGACCGCGCGTCTGCCATACGCCATCTGAGAGCATTGTCATGCGGCCGCGAAAGCCGAGCCACCAAGGCTGAAGAGCAAGATTTGCGAGGGAGTCGCGACGTCCCTCCAGCCGATCACGCAGCAGAGCGATGATATCACTCGGATTGAATGGAGGAATGTCGGTGCTGAAACCAGTGCCAATACCCACACAGCCATTCACAAGAACCATGGGAATAACAGGCCAGTAGCAGTCAGGCTCAATGGATAGACCATCATCGTCGAGATGCTTCAGAATACCCATATCCTCCTTACGAAAGATAGTCCCAACAATCGGCTCAAGATGGGTGTGAATATACCTCGCCGATGCCGCATCCTTTCCACCCATAAGACGAGAGCCAAACTGTCCAACAGGCGCGAGCAGATTAATATTGTTCGCGCCCATGAACGTCTGTGCCATACTGGTAATTGCGCCAGTAAGAGAGGCCTCACCGTGGTGATAAGCCGCATGCTCTGAGACATAACCCGCCAACTGTGCTACACGGATCTCTGTGATGAGACCGCGCTTCAGACAGCCAAAGAGGATCTTACGCTGCGAGGGCTTGAGACCATCAATCAGATGCGGCAATGAGCGGATATTATCCGCATTGCTGAAGTGAATGAGTTCATCATGGATGAAGCGCGAGAAGTCCACTGCGCCACCTGTGCCAACCGTCAGAAGACGCTGAGGATCATACCCAGCCAGCCACTTCTTACGATCATCCGCACGCTTCTTACTGAATGCGAGTGATAGGCTCTCATCGGTAGCAACATCCCACTGGTACTTGATCTCGTGAAGAGTACGAAACCACTCCTGCGCCTCCTCAGGTGTACTCGTGCCTAGTCCCTTATAGTACTTCAGGGTCCAGCCACGCGTATCACCCGCAGCACGCCAGCTATCAAACTCTCCCTGAGAGAAGAAACTGCGCACGTCACCACGACGAGTAGCCTTCAAGAGCGGGGTCATCAGAGAACAGACAAATCCACTCTTAAGAAGAGACGGCCACTCTGCGTGAAAGAGGTTCATAAGAAGACCCTTAATGTGAGATCCATCCAAGTCCTGATCAGCCATAACCATGACACGACCATAACGAAGAGCCTTGAGATCCTTGTAGACCTTGCCTTGCTCTAGACCTAGGATCTTCTTGATAGCAGTCAACTCCTCGTTCTTACTGAACTTGTCAGCGCTGACATCGCGGACGTTGAGCATCTTACCCTTGAGAGGAAAGACGCCCCACGCCTCACGGCCAACAACCTTGAGACCTGTGATGGCGCTCGTAGCAGCTGAATCTCCCTCTGTCAAGATAAGAGTACACTCAGTCGACTTACTAGAGCCTGCCCAGAGCGCATCGACGAGCTTTGGCATTCCACGCAGCGTTGTCCGCTTCTTGCCGTCAGTCTTCTTAGCCTCACGGACCGCCTTCGCATCGAGAATGCTCTGAGCCTCCTCGAGAAGACCAATCTTGACTAGCCCTTCTACCATCTTACCGCCCGACTTGAAGACACTGCCAAACTTCGTTGCGGGCGTCGTCAGACACTCTTTCGTCTGCGAGTCAAAGGCTGGATTTACAATGGTCGAGTTTACGAAGAACATGACGCTATCCTTCAACTGAGCAACCTTAATCTCCAGCTTCTTCTTCTTTGCGGCCAGCTCACAGAAGTCGCCGAGAACGTGCTTGAGAACAGTGTCTACGTGCTTACCACCCTTCTTGGTATTCACAGCGTTGACGAAACTCACATGCTTCTCCTCCGCCGCGTTATCAATGTCGTCGAACAGGCTACGCGTAAGAACCGCAGCAACTTCCCAGCGATCAGAGCAGCGCTCATGAGCGAGGATTGCGTTATCCTTGACGAAGAGACGAACGAACTTCTCGAATGTATTGGTCGCAACTGTCTCGCCATTCCAGCTGACTTTGACATCCTTTCCAGCAAGGGCTGCGAGCTCCAAACAGCGAGTGTGAAGAACATGTGTCATCTCATCCACATTCAGACCTACAAAACGTGCGAGATCAGGCTGGTAGGTGATACGAACAAATCCCTTTGCTGCATCCTTCTTCAGCAAGGCCTTGTCACAGACCAGCATGTGATTGCGCCATGTCTGAGAGTACTTGAGGCCGTGCTTAGGAGAGCGGGTCTCTACAGTAAAGACGTGAGAGAAGATATTGGTAAGCTTGGCGCCATATCCATTCTTACCACCTACAATCTTCTCCTCCTCCTTATTGTAATTACCGGACGTTAGAAGGTGACCAAAGATCATCTCTGGAACATAGACATTCTCCGTGGGGTGTAGCTCAATAGGAATACCATCTCCATCATTCTCAACGCAGATAGTAACGACGTCTCCGATATTCTTTACACTGACCTCAATGTGCTTGATAGGTGTCTTGCCAGCCTCTCCACTACGAACGAGAGCATCCCGCGCATTCACAATAATCTCATCAAAGAGCTTATAGAAGCCAGGATTGAAGGCGCAGTGGCGATAGACCATCTTACCCTTCTCCGTGTCAAAGACCCAGCGCATCTCATCATGGGTCTCTACGGATCCGATATACGTATCAGGCAGCTCAAGAATGTGCTCCCTGTGAGTGTGCTTCTTATAAGCATCAGCGGTAGACATTTTTTTATACCAAGGGAGGGGGTCATGCGTTGTTCAAATTTGAAGTGTTACCGGTGAGACTTCAAATAAAGTCACGACATTAGAGGGTTCATGCTATGTCAAAAATGTATAGTTTATATAAGTGACACTTTACAACATCCACCACATCCATCATCACAGAATTCATCACGGTTCAAGCCAAAACGGCTAGCAGTCTGTCTTGAAACTATTAGCTATCTTCTTACACGGCATATTGAGAAATCACGCCCTGATCTCTTTGATTGGTTAAATATGATGGAAATGGTTAATTGTGGTGTTCTTAATCAGGGCGCATCACGTGATTATAGAATGTATCAGATATTGACAATTGAACCATCTGATATTCATTCTATTATACTTATTCTTCTTGAAAATAGTATTTTAGCAAAGTGTCAAGATAAATTTATGTATGAGGAGTGGTTCGCAGAAAAGGCCATGTCTATTATAAGTACAGTTCGCCAAATTCATCTTGAACATTCAGGGACTGTTTGGCAGAAACAACAAAAATTGGATGATGATGATCCTTATCGATAAGTCAATTCTTAACAAGCATCAATATCTTATCATTATCCCATCCGAATGAATTTTTATTGGTATGTTCCATTTCAAAAAACCCATAAAAGGCGAGTTCACTTAGATAGGGTTTAATAATATCCATATAGACTGAATTATCTATATTTCTAAAGATATCTTCAATAAGAAAAATTCCACCAGGCTTCAGAAATGGGAGTACTTCTCCAACAATCTTCCGCTGATGATCAACATTATGGGACGAGTCATCTAAGATAATATCGAAATTTCCACCAGCCTTCTCAAACCCTTCGCGAATACTCTGGGAATTATCCACATCCATGTTATAAAACTTCGTATTTGGTATACGCATATTACTAGAATTTGTTAGAAAATTATCATCTCTGTCAAAAAAGATAAGTTCAGCAGAAGACGAGAAAAAGTGCGACCACATGACTACACTTGCGCCACCAGCCACACCAATTTCAACAAAACGTGTGGCTTTATTCTTATATGGCGCCAAGATCATGGAATAGAATGCGGTGTAAGGATGACGATGGCCGACGGGGTTAAATGGGCTCTTATCGGTTCTACAGGTTGCGCCAACAATACAAAGATTTGTAGTTGCTCTTGATGATTCTACTATGAAAGTTGGAATTGACATCTACAGTGGTTCATTTCTCTTTTTTTAAACCCTAACTTTATATAGATGACGCCGCCTAGAAAAACTCGTTCTAGAACAAGATCTTTATCTCCTACGCTAGCGCAGCGCCAATTAAATTACACCGAATTTCCTGAAACAACATTTGTAAGTAGCAGTAGCAGCAACATCGGCAAACTTCGCCTTGATAGAGAGATGCTTGTTCTTGAATTAGAACACATATTCCCCAACTTTCATTTCTTATCGAATGGTCGTCTTATGGATCGCAATAATCAACTCAAAGACTATGGAATGACTATTACTTTACAGCCTAAGATGGTTTCAGGATGGCGGGGTGGAAAGCGCGCAAATAAAACGAAAAGAAAGTCACGATATTAGAAATGGGGCTTGATGATGCTAAGCAATGTCCTTGGTGTACCCGATGGTGCTTGAAGGATGCGGCTTGCGCGTATGTATTTGCGTGTGGTCTTGAAACAAGCGGCACATATCATATTGGCAAGGGATGTGGTAAAACATGGTGTTGGACATGTGGAAAGAAATATTGTGGACAATATCATGACCCGGTAACAGGGGAACGCTTATCTACGGCAAAAGATAGCCATGATGCTACGTGTTGTACAAAAGAAGATGGTTTCAAGCAAGATGAGTATTGTCCTGGTGGACATTCGGGTCATTGTTCTCAGCGGTGGTAATTATATAACGTCGTAGGACATTTATTTTAACGAAGCTCGAAGAGCTTCGTTAAATTAAAGTCTCACCGTTAATGTAAAAGTAAGGATGGGATTAACCAAAACGCGTAAACTTAAAAAAACAAGAGGTGGATTTTACCCTTCTTTAATGGGTGGTTTATTAACAACAGGTCCCTTTTTTTTCACCCCTGCTCTAGCACAGGGGGTAAGACTTTTGCGTAATAATACGGCTAGAATGAAGTCTAGGCGCAAGAAGGCTAGAAAAAATCGCAAGAGATTATAGAATGACACGTGGATCGCATACAGTACGTTTTTCTAGAAGACATAGAAATTACACCACGACAGCTCAAATAAATAGAAATAGAAATAGAACAAGAAGACTAAAGCAAACACCGTATAGAGCTACTGGAAATAGTTCTAGTGAAAGATTAGCTAAAAACTTATTACCGCAAATAAACAAAGCAGCATCAGCACCAAGAGCAACACGTAGAACCACACTCGCACTTGCGAAGATCGCGCGTAATATAAATCAACAGACCAGAGCGAGAACAGCAGCAGCTGAAAGAGCTGCTACTGCGCCTGCTAGAGAAGCAGCAAGGGCTAGAACTGCGGAAAGAAAAACTGCTAAAAGAGAAGCTGCTGCTGCTAAAAGAGCTGCGAAAAAAGCAGCTGCGCTTGAAGCATTCCAACGTAAGAAGAGAGCTGACGCTGAGGCGGCTGCGGCTGCTGCGGCTGTAAAAGAGGAGGAATATATGAATGACTTTCACAGAAGATCAGAAGAAACACAACGTGAGAAAATTGCGGCGGCTATGGCTAGACGAGCTGCGGAGGCTGATGCTGCTGCTCGTGCTGCGCTCGAAGAAGTAGATAAAGATGATCTAGCAGATTTGTCAGCTGCTTTTGCGCGGATGTGAAAGTAAAAACGTTAACGTCGCGACTTTATATAAATGTCCTGCGACTAATTTGGTGATGGATCTTAAATTTAACGAAGCTCATAGAGCTTCGTTAAATTTAAGTCTCACCGGTAACGTCGTGACTTTATTTTAACGAAACTTTAGTTTCGTTAAAATAAATGTCCAACGACTATTAATCCGTGATATCTCTAATTTAACGAAGCTTTTTGAGCTTCGTTAAATTAGAGATACCACGGTAATCGGAGGATACCTGCCACCCGTTCCAAACGCACCTATAAACCCCTAAAAAATACGCGCAAAGCCTAAAGATTGGAAAGGGAAACAACAGTAGGAAAATGTCAATGACACCCCGAGCGAACCAAAATGGCAATCTCTTCGAAATTAAGACTGTCCAAAGCGGTGCTTTCCGGACCTTAATCGAGGCTCTAAAAGAGATCTTAACTGAGGCCAATCTCGAGTTCGACAGCCAGGGTATCAAGATCATGGCCGTTGATGAAACCCACACTGTACTGGTCTATCTTCGTCTTCACAGTGATCGTTTTGAGAACTATTTCTGCCCTGCTAAGCATGTTCTAGGCGTGAACATGATCTACCTCTTCAAGCTGATCAAGACAATGGGTAATAACGATTCGCTCACCTTGTATTTGCCTGCGTCCAATCCGAATAAGCTGGGTATTCGCATGGAAAATTCTGAGAAGTCGACGACAACAAACTACTTTCTTAAGTTATTCGACACGGATGTCGAAGATATCCAGATCCCGTCGCTCAACTTCACCAGCATTATCCACATGCCCTCAGTTGATTTACAGAAGATCTGCCGTGACATGAATGCGCTCGGTGAGAAGCTCGATGTTGAGATCACGAGTTCAGGCACTGATCTGATTTTCCGCTGTATGGGTGATTTCGCAGAGCAGGAGACCATTATCAGTGAAAATAGCAGTAGTATGAAAGTTCACAAGGCGAGTGGAGCTGTGAATGAAATTGTCCAGGGTATTTTCCAACTGAAACACTTAGTTCTCTTTACGAAGTGTACAAGTCTGTGTCCTTCCATCGAGCTCTATCTAAAAAATGATTTTCCTCTCATTCTGCGCTATACTGTAGCGAACCTGGGAGAGATCAAGTTAGTTCTTGCGCCGATGAAGAATAAGGCGTAATGTCGTAACGTCGTAACGTCGTAACATCGTAACTTTATCTCAAATTTAAAAAGACATTTTATATTAAATGAGTAGTGCTTCTGATTTAATAGATATACGGAGGGCTAGAGCATTAGTCAGTAGATGTCCAGGACCTCAAGGACCTGCTGGACCTCAAGGACCTCAAGGACCTCAAGGACCTACTGGTAATATTCTAACTGTAGATGCTGTATATGGTAACGACACAACTGCAGCGGCAAGCCCATTTACCGAGTCGTTTTTAACAATTAGTGCGGCTCTCGCATTAGCTACATCTGGCCAACTTGTATTCCTTCGTCCTGGCGTTTATCAAGGCCCTATTACAATTCCTCAAGGAGTTGCAATACGAGGTGCCTCTACACAGGTAGTTAGTATTAGTGCTCTCGGCGTTGTAGCAGCTACAACTCTTGTTACGATGGGAATACAAACTCGTTTGGAAGATGTCACGCTCAATCTTAGCTCTGCCGCCAATGTTGACCTTATTGGTGTGGATTTTCCATCAGGAACACCTCAGACTGCTAAGATGAGAACTATGGTTGTGAATGTGACATCAACTGCAACTGGATCCTGTAATGTAACAGGTATTCGTTCTGCTGGAACATCAAGTACCATTACTTCCTCTGCATATGCGATTCGTGCATCAACAATTAATGTATATCCAAATGGAACAGGTATTAATAGAGGTATCCTTGTATCGGGAGCGAATCGGTTTGCAATTCGTGATGTTAACGTATTTATAAATGGTGATGGAGCGAATAACGTAGGAGTAGAGACAACACATGCGAGTGCTATTTGTGAACTAAAGGTATCAACAATCACTAGTATTACAACAAATGTTGACCAAACGCAGCACCATGATATCAATAGATCATTGGGAACTTTAACTTTAACAGGTACTGATCTTTATCACAATGATGCAAATGGAAATTCCTTCACAACAACAGAAGAGCCGGCGAATATCTTCTTTGGAATGATTGGAAATCCAGGAGATACACGGCGATATTATTTGGTTCCAGGAGTTGTTCCTATCGGAAGTATTAGTAATACTCCTAGTGAAAATGCATGGGTACCTGGAAATGTCTTTCCAATTCCTTGGAATCAGCCTGTAATTGTCTTTACATTCACTATTAGTTTTACTGGGACAATTCCAACTGGCGGAACAATGAACTTTAATATTCATAAGGGTCTTGCGGGAGCAATTCCAGCTGAAACACCCGTTCTTACAATTCAGTTGAGCCCATCTCAAAAGACAAATACCATAACAACACAGTCAGTTGTATTTTCTTCGTCTGATACAATAGCATGTACACTGGTAACGAATGGAAACCCAGGAACTGGCACATTTGTAGGGATTGTTGGAACATATTAAAAATTAATGATATGCTCCCCACTTGATAAGATGCCTCCATTAACGTCAAACCAAAATCTCATGGGTCGGCTCAACGATCTTGAAAGCAAGTGTCTGCTCAGGATTACCACCGCGATGGTAAGAATTAATTCCAAGAACAATCTCCCCCTCATCAGTAGGCGGATCATCAATTTGAAGTCTTACTTCCTTCTGATGATGCGAATGACCACAAATCCACGCACGAACTGGCCAGCAAATCATTTCATCCAGGTCAGCTGTAAATCCAGCAGCATTCTTGTGATTACTAAAACGTTCATGCGTAAGAAGCTTTGTGGGCATATGGTGAGTAATAACAACAGTATTTGTTTGTAGAGCATCAGCATTATAGAGGGCTGAATTTAGCCAATTAACTGCTTCCCTATGAAGCGAAATATTTGTCTTCTTTGTCCAGAGAGTTGTTCCACAGAAATTCACACGGTGCTGGCGCAGATATACAGATCTATTATGAAGGAAATGAACATTTGACCACTGAGAACAAATATCGTTACATAGATCAAATTGTGACATATGATTACGCTCTAGCTCATGATTTCCAGGAACTACAATTACATCATCCCAATTTCTCTTACAGTACTCAATAAAGTTTGAATAAAGAGGCTTATCAGGATGCCCAATATCTCCAGCAAGTGCGAGAGTACCCGTAACAGGACGTACAATCTTATTAAACATAGGACGCAAGGACATCCTCTCTAGATGAATATCACTAATATACTGAATACGAAACATTTTTGTACATTGTATGCGCAAAAATGTTCTTTAATTTTTTAACTTCATGACGGATTAATAGTCGTTTGACATTTATATAAAGTCACGACGTTACATCTTCTTCTCCACATGCGGAGTATAGAGAATATCAGCATGAGTTACACCCTTATCTAAGCAATGAATACCTGTATTTCTATTAAAAGCCTCAGCATCCTTATTCCAGATCTTAATTACATAGAACCCAATCCTCTGTGAAGGACCAACTCCAAGGATCTTAGGGCTAATACTTACACCAACATATGAATCGGCAGGATTTACAGCGGCCACATTCATCATTGTTCCAAGAACATACTTCTTATAAAGCTCGATCCCCACATCATGTCCTCCGCGCACACTATAGCTTCCGCCGCGAATATTATGGTAATTTTCCCATAGAGGGGGAAGAGGATCCTTCATCCAGAAATACATACCACCCTTGATCTTTTCATCCAGTTCCTTAAAGACTGAAAGAACGTCTCCAATAGTTATAACTGTGGCTATCTTCTGAAACGTCTCAATAGTCCATCTTTTTTCTCTGAGTGAGTGGAAATACAACGTCCACGCACCCGAAGGAATACTCTGTGTCAAGTCCATGCTTCCCATCTGTATCTCTACACGTCAAATTTTTATGTGCCCACCCGAAGTTCTTTGAGTTTCTTTATTTAAAGTCACGACGTTACGTTAGCCCAGGCATATCATCATCATCTAGAGGAAGTAGGGAAGGTAGAGGAGGATACAATACCTCTTGACTTACATCTACATAATCAGGTCTACTCGTAGAGACAGTCCTTCCAAATAGAGTACTTTCAATATAAAGATTATTAGTATTCATTTTATTATTATTATTATTATTATTTATAGTTGTTAACAGCTCTGGCCACGGCGAATAGACTACTACAGTTCCCTCTTGATTTACAACATGAAGTTCAAGGTTGATCTTATTGTTAAGCACATTACCTGTCATTAACATCCAAGTACCTACAATAATAGCAGGGCTCGGTTCCTCATCTTTAGAGTTTATGAACTTAATCTCACTGATAAAGTCATCAAGTGAATAGAGTTTCATCCCATTAAATACAATAGATGCTGCTAACCACGAAATATTTTCAGGAGTTCCTCTCTCATTTTCTTTGCGCAGAATATTAGTATCCAAATTATATATCCAGTCTATGCTAGGAATTCCAGAGCCTACATGATTTACCATGTGTGAGAGAAAGGGTGTGGTATATCCACTAAAAAATACATATTCGCGCGGCCGAACTGCGGTTAGAAGACGCCCTGTGACCTTGGTTGTTACAGAAAAGAGGGTCTCAAGAACTAGCTTTGTAAGAATAAAGGCGCGAAATAGATTTCTATACACGTAACCTGTATATAGAGTAAAATTCATTCTATATATAGTATGCGAGCTAGGTTTAGACCGTTAAACACTTGTTAAACACTTGTTAATGATCTAACATCAATACATTGTGTACGACCTGGTATTCCACATGTTGTAAGTGTTGGGGGTGTAACAACAATAGGGCTTCCAGATATGTCTGTTATAGGAGTTGCTATGGGTGATCCTATGGGTGCTCCTATGGGTGCTGCTACAGGTACTATAGGTACTATAGGTACTATAGGTGCTACAGGTGCTGTATTACACCGATTACAACACGGTTTCTTAACACATGTTATAGGAGCAGGAGCAGGTTTAAGAACAGGAGCAGGTGTACCGGGCTCAGAATTATAAAATCCAATTAGAAGACCAGCTAGTAACATAAAAAGAGGAATTGATAAGAGACCCCACGCAAGATTATCAAGATCAATCTGCGAGAGATATGCCATTAATGAAACTGCGATAATACTAAAAACAAGATGCGCAACAAAAAGTTTAGATTGCTTTGTTACTAAATCTACAATAAGTAAAGCGACAAAAAGCGCAGATGTTATTAGTGCTGGGTAATATACCTTCATCTTTTTACAGGTGAGAGTTTAAATACGAACAAGCTTAGTACCCGTCCAGTGAGCAATTGGCTCTGTAATTACATCACCATCGTCATCAGTGGAATACACATTATTATTAGCGTCCTTGTAATATACAGTTCCCTTATAAGGAAACTCCTCAAGCTCAAGCCCCTCTTCCTCCCCCTCTTCCTCTTCCTCTTCCTCAATAATAAGTGATGCTTCCTCTTCAGGTAGAATAGGCTCAGACAGACTAATAGGCTCGCGCAGACTAATAGGCTCGCGCAGACTAATAGGCTCGCGCAGACTAATAGGCTCAGACAGACTAATAGGCTCGCGCAGAACAGCTGTCTTCTTAGCAAGCAGAGCCTTAACCTCTTCCAGCTCAGAACATGTAGACGCAAGCTGCTCTTCAAGAGCAGCGATCCGCTCCTCCATAAAAGATGAGGTCTGCGGAGGTGGCTGCTGGTGTTCAAGCCGCTCAATTCGCTTTACGAACTCATTGTCATAGAGAGGGATCTTCGGCTTCTCAATCGTATTGATGATCTGAGTGATGAGATCAAGACGCTCATTAAGCGTGGTCTTCAGATTGCTAAAAAGCTCACGAATCATAGGGTGTTGATCAGCACTCATTTTTTACTGCTCGAGTATTGTGGTAGAATATTCATCAATTTTTTGGCCAAATTGGTGAGACGTTACCGGTGAGACTTAAATTTAACGAAGCTCAAAAAGCTTCGTTAAATTTAAGATCCATCACCAAATTAGTCGCAGGACATTTATTTTAACGAAACTAAAGTTTCGTTAAAATAAAGTCGCGACGTTAAAGCTTTGTTTTTATCTGAAAATTCATGACAGAATCGAGGGTGCTGTCTCTGTCCTTGAGCGGTTTAGTTCTCTTAAGACGAAGTCCCTCCTCTGTGTTTCTTACTGTCTTCTCCGCAGGCGTGAACATTGTATTTTTCAGGCTTGAGTCGAAGAAATCAATGGGCTTTGTATCTATACTTCCAAGAATACTTACCATTGGAGGCATGTGAATATCGACACGCACTTTCCCAGCACGAACTGTTGCGCGGAAACTCTCAATTGTAAATGGACCACCAAACACTTTGAGTGATTCACGCGCAGGCGCAGGAAAGATGCGAGATATTCCCTGTGGATCATAAAGACGGTGTAAAAGTGCCATACGTTCCCAGCGTACGTGAGGATCCATAGTCTCATTTAGAAGATAGCTTACGGCACATTCAGCACAGCAAAAGTTTCCATATACACGCCATAGACCCTTATCTTCTCTTTCAGGTATAATACATGGCTGAGTATCAAATGAATGAGTACACCAGAAACACGCAATTTCAGACGTCGCAGGGAGTTGATGTGAGTCGCTGGATGCGCGGAACTGAACCATAAGATTAGTTCTTACAAACGCAAGCATTGGCGCAGTATCAACCTGTGGAACTACAACAATATCTACAGGTTTTACATCGACTACCTCTTCCTTTTCTTCACGAAGGAGAAGAGCTTCCTGATGAGATGAAAATACGTTATCAGCTCCAGCATCATAGGGTTCAGGCTGAAGAGGTGGTGCTGGATCATAATGAACAGGCATATCATTAAACTGAACCTCGCTACTGTGTATTTGAAGATGCGCAATCAGCGGTCGACGAGGTTCAGGTGAAAAGTTTCCATCAATACCACTGGATGTTACAACTGCGACAACCTTTACAGGCTTCTTTGTTTTCTTAGGAACAGGAGCGGGTGTCACAGCAGGAGCGGGTGTCACAACAGGAGCGGGTGTCACAACAGGAGCGGGTGTCACAGCAGGAGCGGGTGTCACAGCAGGAGCAAGTGTTACAGCAGGAGCGGGTGTCACAGCAGGAGCAAGTGTCACAGCAGGAGCGAGTGTTATAACAGGAACGGGTTCTGTAAGTTTCTTATTTTTGATAGCACGACGTCCTGACATACTTCTGAGTTCAGATCGTGCTATGAAGTTTAGGTAGTTCAATCTTTTTAAAATCTTAAGTCTAAATATAGAATAATGCAGCTGTTAATGAGCCTCTACACCGCGCTGCTTTTCTTTGTTTTAGTTCCGGGTGTCCTCGTATCTCTTCCCCCGAAGAGTGGAAAGCTTACGGTCGCCCTCGTGCATGCGGTTGTTTTTACGCTGGTCTTCCAGCTCACGCACAAGGCGGTTGCGAACCTGCTCAGCCCGTTCGAGAACTTCGAGAACCATGACATGTGCAGTGCGACAATGCCGTGCGCGGGAGGCAAGAAGTGCACAAATGGCCAGTGTGTATAAATAACATGGTTACCGGTGAGACTTAAATTTAAGATCCATCACCAAATTAGTCGCAGGACATTTATTTTAATGAAACTTTAGTTTCCTTAAAATAAATTCATGACGTTAGGGCTAAACCCAGCGCCCATACCTATACAGAATGGTAAATACGGATGGTTTACCCGCACGTATCCATACACTTTTCCAACTTATGATTAAAAATCCCATCGCGCTTTCCCATATGATCCTCGTCGGTCCACCCGGCTCAGGAAAGACAACATCGGCCCGCGCATTTGTTGAAAAACTCCATGGTACCTCTGGCTTCTCTTCATTCTTTGGTCGTGCGCTTTTTCTGAATAGCAGTGACGAGCGTGGCTTAGAAGCTGTGAGAAGTCGAGTATTTCCTTTTGTTCGGTCCTCTCTTCATTCTATTCTTCAAACATCCACAACTACAATTGGATTTACTCCACCCAAGATTATTATTTTCGACGAAGCAGAGACACTTACAGACCAAGCACAAATTGCTCTCAGACCTCTTCTTGATACTCCAGCCCAAGAGGTACTTCTGATTTTCCTCTGTAACTCAGTCTCACGTATTCATTCATCGATCCTACACAAGTTTCTGATTATTCAGCTTGAGTCTCCAAATGCTGTTGAATTTACAAAGCGTCTGGAAAAGATAGACACGAAGTCAATTACACAAACAACAGGATTAGATATTCTGTATCGTCGCGGAGATATCAGATTTTTCCTTCTTCATCCTAAAAAACACGATGAGTGCGCAAAAATCTGGTCGACACTCTTTACAATTCCAGCGTATGAAATAAAGACATATATCAATACACTTCTTCAAACATGGATTTATCCTGAACTCGCAATGTTCTTTTTAATTATAACAAAAGAACTGAAACTTTTATCGGCAGATGCTCTGTATTCTATGTTACGTATAACAGACAGTGATTTCTTAAGAGTATGTCCTCCTCTTATACGGATAAATCTCTTAGCAACTTGGATTGAAGAGAACCTCTACCTTAAACTTGACGCGCCGATTCGCTAAACCGGCCTTAAGAAAAAAATGGATCCTTCTAAACTTACATTTACGCCTCTGCGTATTTCCACTCTTGTAACAACGGGGCATCTTGGAACGACAATTAAGCTGAAGACACTCTTTGATCAGCTTGCGCCTTTCATTCTTCCTATTGGATATCCTGGAGAGGGTATTCTGAAGATGGAGTATAAGGATAAGGTGATTGGATATGCTTCGCGTGATGTTTTGACAAAGCGTCGTGTGAGTGATAAGACCTTCTTCAACCAGTCTACATTGGTTATTCGTAAGAAGCGTGATGACGCGCCCGGATTTAAGGAAGTGAATATGAAGTTGTTTGAAAATGGAGGATTTCAGATGACGGGTGTTACGAGCGAGGAGTTTAGCCGCTCTGTTGTTGAGTGGTTGATTGAGTATGCGAAGCAGTTTACGATCCCGATTTCAAGTGAGCCTCTTAAGATTGCGAAGTTTGCTATTCAGTTGCTTAATAGTGACTATAAGATGAATACACTTGCGAAGCGAGATGAAATCCATCGTCTGCTTACGTCACAGTATCGTCTCTTCAGTACTCTTGAGACGACTATTTATCAGGGTGTGAATACGAAGTATTATTACAATGAAGAGGCTCCTCTTGATACTGAACTTTGGGGAATTTGCCAGTGCGCCCGGCCTTGTACAGGTCAGGGAGATGGAAAGTCTATTGGAAATTGTAAGCGGGTTACGATTTCAATATTTCAGACAGGAAGTATTATCATTACGGGCGCCAGAAATCGTTCCCAGCTTGATGAGGCCTATGAATTCATTAATCAGATCTTGAGGAAGCATGCGGCAGATGTTTTGAAGCCTATGCCGTCCGCGGAAAAAAGTCAATAGGTGTTTCCCGATCTACTTCAGACTTTGATATGTCAGCTCCCTCGACTACGAATACGTTAGTTCCTGCGACTGGTGCTGCTGCTTCTGCTTCTGCTTCTGTTTCTGTTTCTACACAGCCCAGTGCTCCGTCACCCTCTCCACAGACACTTATGCAGGCGGCGAAGCTTGCGATGCAGCAGGATAAGGCTATCCAGCTTGATTACTATCTTGATACGGCGCAGGGTCGTGCTTTTCTTGGTGAGGATACGGAGAACAATGAGAAGATGCTTGTAAAGAGTGGTGAGGAGTTCACTAGTTTGATCCAGAAGATCTACAAGGTCCAGACGGACTTTATCATTCTTACGGAGAACAGCATTTACATTGTTTCTGGTAATATCCAGAAGCGCCGCATAAAGGCGCCTGCGATGCGTGCTGGTTCCAGTGAATTTTAGATTTTTTAGATTTTTTTAACTATCATTCTAATAGATGTCATTAACTAGAAAGATAACAAAAAATGAACAGAATAAATTACTTCAACTTCAGAATTCAACTAGAAAAACTTCATTGAATAAGTTCATAAAGAGTTTAGAACGGAAACACGTAAATTTACAGTATTTACGTCCTAGACAAAATGGCCCATTGGGTAAGTTAAAAATGAAGAGGCCAATAGTTTTACCAAAGAAGGTTTATACACCGAAAGTAGTTGTTCTTCCGCAGCGTGCGTATATAGAAGAGATGAGAGGTACACCTAAATCTAGTATAATGTGTAGGTATCACTGTAAGGGAGAAGAATGCTGGGCACATGATAATGTTAAACCTGAAGATAAGACATGCCCTTTTGTTCACCGTGGTGATCCTACATGGAACTCACGTGCGTGTTCAAGCCAGACGAGAGGTCGCGCTTCACAGCCTAGTGGTACCAGGAGCAAGAGTGGTACCAAGAGCACTGGGCGCAAGAGCGGTACTAGAGGTAAGAGCACTGCTAGAGGTATCAGATTACCAACTTTGAATAATCATTGACAAGCATTGACAAGCATTGACAAGCATTGACAAGCATTGACAAGCATTGATAATCATTAATAATCATTAATAAGCGTATTTCTTTCAAACAATCTAAATTGATTAAAAGAAATTTTAAATAAAGTCACCACTTTACTGCGCTTCAGCCGCACCAGGCTTCAGTGCGCGCTCGCAAAGTGTGTACGTGAACAGCGCATCTACAACTACAATTGAGAGAACCAGCGACTGCGTCAGAAGCATGATGTATAACTCAGGTCCTCCCTTCTTCACGGCCATCAGTGTGAAAAGGATGACGAACACAGCAAGTACGGCAGTTACAGCGCGGAACCAGAAAAGGAAGTAGAAGAAATCACAGACAGTGCGGCTAGTTACAGGCTTCATCCAAGTGGGCTCCATTGCTACCTCTGATAAAGAATAAAATCTAGCCTCTATAATAGAAATGGTACAGCGCAAGTCTAGATCAAATCGTAAGTCTACGTCTAGATCAAATCGTACGTCTAAGTCTAGATCAAATCGTACGTCTACGTCTAGATCAAATCGTACGCGCACGATGAATGGTGGCCAGATGTCTGTTGAGGGAGATCCTCAGCTGGATGCGGCGGGTACCATGTCTGCGGGACAGGGTGTTGACTACCTCAAGGCTCGCCAGAGCGGTGGACAGGCCGATGTGAATGCGTCAACAATGGCCTTAGAAGGTGCCGATCGTCTTACTGCTCGTGTGGGTGGACAGGATGAAGCATTTTCTGCTGCGGCTGGAATGAAAGACCAGGCGGGTGGAAAGCGCCGTAAGGCTACACGTGGGCGCAAGGCTACACGTGGGCGCAAGGCTACACGTGGTCGCAAGGCTACACGTGGTCGCAAGGCTAATAGCAAGGCTAATCGCAAGACTTGTCGCAAGGCTAGCCGTAAGGCCAATCGCAAGATGAATGGTGGCCAGATGCCTACTCTTGGATCGATGAGCACGAGTGCGTCAGGTATGCTGCTTAGTGGACAACAGGCCCACGCTGCTCTTGGAGGGATGAGCAATGAATGGCGTATGGCGGAGAACCCCGTCGCGTTTGCGCCTAAGTAAAGATCGCGCGAACAGCAGCTGACTGAGATACTAAGCGTTCACGTTCAGCATCAGAAACAACAACACGAACAGAACACAAAAGATTACCATGACCACCCTCTGGGCGGCGCGGCATTCCTTTTCCTTCAACTGTAAAGACAGTTCCGGACATTAGGCCAGGCGGGAAAGTCAGTGTTAGACCTTCGGGGTATGCGGGATGACCCATGAATGTCTTATTACAACCGAGCAAGCACTCACTCAAAGTAAACTGTACATTTACATGGAGTGTAGTTCCATCTCTCTTAAAAGCAGACGCATCTTCGGCTTCTGTGAGAATGATATGAACATCCCCAGCCTCCATATATTCATGATTATCACTACACTCCTTCTCAAAGATCAGTACCTCCCTGACTTTCATTCCAGGTTCAATCTTAATATCCAGTGACTTCTCGTGTGATGTGAACTTCTTTCCCTTACAGCTTGTACACGCAGGACCAGGTGCGCGTCCTTCACCGCTACAATTTCCACACGGCCCCCGTTGAATTGCTTGCATTCCAGGCGCAATTTGCATGATATGTTCAATCATACCACGGCCATTACACGGACCACATGGAACGAAATTCTTACACCCCTCTCCTTTACAGCTACTACAGAACTTCTGTCTCTCAAACTGGATTTGGATTGTACGACCATGGTAAAAGTCATTTAATGTAAGAGGGATCTCATGTATCTTTGGCGGGGCCTTGGCCTTGCGAACACGCGGACCACCAGCAGACTGTCCACCTTGACCAAACATATTGAACATACCTCCAAAATCAAAAGGCATTCCGCCGAATGGATTTCCACCAGGAAATCCACCTGAAAAATGATGTTGCTGTTGCTGCTGCTGTTGCTCATGATGGATAGGTGTTTCACCTTCAACTGATCCGGTAGAATCGTAAATCTGCCGCTTTCGATCATCAGATAATACATCATTTGCTCTCGCAACTGCTTTGAAATCTTCCTCTGCTCCACCCTTATCAGGGTGATGTTTCATAGAAAGCTTTTTATAGGCCTTACGAATATCATCTGTACTCGCATCACGTTCAACACCTAGGACCTTATAAAGATTTTGCTCAGAGCGAGGAGGAGCACCTGACATTTCTAAGAGTTTCTAGACATGAATGTTTAGATACTGTCAAACGTTACCTAAGCGCCAATTTCTAGTACACTCTATGGAGACTAGTCTCATCGGCCAAGAGGAAAGCCTTCGTATTTTACAAGACACTTTAAAAGATCCACCGCATCTATTTTTTACAGGAGGTTATGGATGTGGAAAAACAACAATAATGAAGTCATTCTTAAAAGCATATTATGCGCAATTTAACTTAGTAAATCCTGGACCCGAATGGGTTCTCAATCTATCATCGGATCAAGATCGTGGAATTCACTGTGTGCGACAGTCAGTTGCTGAATTTGTTCGCCATGCGCCTGAGAAAGAAGGCATATATCGCTGGATTATATGCGACGATTCAGACAGTCTGCCGATGATTTCACAACAGGCTTTACGCAGACCAATGGAAACACATAATCACATCACACGCTTTATCTTCTGCTCTAGACATACAGGTGACCTAATCACACCACTTCGTTCTCGTTGTTTACATATTGAGCTTGATACGATATCTCCATTTGAGATCTTTAATCATCTTATTGTAGTCCATAAACAAGAGCATATTTCACTTTCTCCAAAAGCAAATCTTCTTTTTTTAATTCTATCGCAAACACCGACAGAAATGAAACGCATGATCATATTGCTTGGAACAAAGTATCCCGAAAAAACTCTAATTACACCAGAGCATATTCTTGAGCTATTTGGGTCTCCCAGTTTTTCTCTATGTTTGACATTATTAACTAGTTATTTACATAATGATATTGACGATTGTATAGATGTTTTTTTTAAGATATGGAAGACAGGAATTAGTTATGAGGATTTTTTAAACGAGATGAATATATCACTCCGACAAATTGGTCAGCTTTCACCGCAGAAAAGCCAGCGACTACATGAACTGATTTTAAAGGGGTGGATGTACTTTGCGCAAGGCAAAACACATTCTCTTGATATGCTCCGTTTGCTGTTTGCGCCGCGCACTTTTGCTTCTTGAATTATGTAAATAGCGAAATAGGGATGGCGGATACACAAAACAAACGTCTTTTTAGAAAGATACCATCCAAAGAATTTGTAATTGAAATCTTAGATCATTTAAAATTACAGGGTCTTCAAGAACGGAGGTGGTTTACTCGAGACGAGTTGTGTCTTGATACTGTAGACGAATGGTTACCTCTTTTAGAGCCTTATTATATACCTTGTAAAGCGAAGAGATTTCTTTTAAATATGAATTCTTCAAGAATAACTACGATACTACGCCATATATTACATCCTCTTGGATATGATTTGCGGACACAAGAAAAAATGTATAAGTTACAAAAAACAACCATGTACCAAATTTATAGCGAGGAACATATTATTGATTTGAGTGCGAATGAAATGATTGTTGATTTTCTTTAGACCAGCGAACATTTCAAACCGGCACTAAATACTCATATTCTAATACGAAAGTTTCTTTATTTTTTACTACCTCATTCGTAATTCTATCTGCTTCTTTATTCAATTCACGACGAATATGACGTAATGCTATAAACTCAAACTGTGAAACTAAAGAACGGGCTTCTTTATTATATTTTTGTAAGTTTTCATTTTTTACTTTCCATTTTCCCTGTGTTTGGAATATAATAAGTTGGGAATCACCTTCTACAAGTAGTTTAGTATAACCCTTTTCAAGTGCTAATCTAAGTCCAATAATCAATCCAGTATATTCAGCCACATTATTTGTAGCAAATTCAATATATTCCCCCGTTTCATAAAGAGGGTCTTTACTGTGAGAATATAGAATGGCTCCTCCACTTGCCTCACCTGGATTTGGTTCTGCTAGACCATCAAATTGTAAAAGATAGCATTCACTCTCTTTTATATTTGGATTACCCTTTACAATAGAATATCCAGATTCTGTATCTTTTAGACACGTGTTCGCCGCCTTCATCATTTTTTCAAATATACTCATTTTATGAATATATTTAAATGTGTATAGATTTATCAATTTTACATTAAACTACCGGTTTGAAATGCCCACTGGTCTAACGTCATTGGTCTAAAGTAATACAAGTGACATACTTCAGTTTGAATGGAAGGACTTGTAGTGTATGTACCACCACATCCTATGCGACGGGTTGGAAAAGATAATGATGGCGGATATTTAATCTGTGATCTGCCTGGTTCATATGATTTATTTATTAGTGGCGGTATTTCGAATGACATTAGTTTTGAGTCACATTTCTGTAGTTTATTTCCAGAAACACACTGTTTTGCGTTTGATGGAACAATTGATAAGTTACCTGTACCCGATAGTAGAATAACATTTGTTAAGAAAAATCTAGGTAAATTCGAAACACTTCAAATGACTACACTGCGATCTTATATGGAAGGCTACAATGATATTTTTCTGAAGATAGATATTGAAGGCCATGAATTCAGAGTATTACCTGAAATTTTTGATAAATTTAAGACAATTAAGCAGCTTGTTGTGGAAATTCATACACCTGGTGATATGGCCGCAAATCGTTGGTATTTTACTGGCTTAGATGATATTAATCATGATACTATGTTTTCGTTGTTTGCGTCCATAAATAAGACACATACACTTATTCATTTTCACGCAAATAATGGATGCTTAACCCACGCATATCAAGGTGTTGCGCTTCCGAATGTATTTGAATGTACATTTGTTAGAAATGAGTATGTGACTACGAAAGTGAAAAATACGGAGCCGTTTCCTAGAGCTCTTGATATGCCAAATCTTCCATGGAAACCTGATTATGTAGTTACCACATATCCTTTTGTTAGCGACAAGCCAAAAGTAGCCTGGTATTATATTCACAGTCAGAGATATTTACAGTTTCATGAATATTTACAAAAGAAAATTAACAAGAATGTTTACAATCTAACGGCTCTTTTTGTCGACCAATCTGTATTTGATGAGCATCTTTATAAACACGAAGGTGAGCATTTTTTCAGTCGTATCACAGTAAAAGTTGATGCGATTATAAAGATTATTGAACACCGCCTTACAACAGATACAACGCCCTTTTTCTTCTCAGACTGTGACATTATGATTGGTAGTTTGGTTGATACTCTTCCTAAGTATTTGAATGATCCTGCTGATCTATTATTTCACAAAGAAACACGAGAGTCTGAAACAGTCAATCCTGGATTTATGTGTATTCACACAAATGAGAAGACACTCGCATTCTGGAAGCGTATACGGGACGATATTATTCAGAATAATTCAATGGAGATGACGAGTATTAATAAGCTTCTAAAAACGAGTGATATTACATATGATGTATTCTCGCACATCGATGTATGTTCAACCTTAACATTTTCACAGGTTAATTACGGTGTATGTCATCTTATAGCAAGCGCACAAAATAGTGAAGCAGACATGAATGAAAAACTTTTCTGTACTGGAGTTTTAGGACAGTCGCTCATCTAAAGTTTTTATTCACTAATATAATTAAATGGCATGGGTACCTCAATATAGTATACTTATTACCACATATGAATGTAGCGGAAAAGGGAAAGAATTTTTAGAAGAAAATCTTTCCATGATTGTAAATCAATCATATCCGAATATCCAGGTCATTATTTCAGACCATAGTAAAGACGATGAGATAGAAAATTTCGTAAATACATTTGATAAAAAGAACCTCGAACTCATCTATACTCGTTATACTGAGAATTATGGAAATCCGTGTCATAATTGGAATAATGCTTTACAGTACGCAACTGGTGATTATCTACACTATTTAGCAATGGATGATAGATTTTATGATATTGATGTTATAGAATATATTGTAAATTTCATGGAACATAAAAAGGATATTAGCTGGGTTGCTACAGCTCATCAGCTAGATCCAGCTAATACAATTTTTATTCCAAAATGGGATCAGCGTATTTTTTTGGGAATGAATACAATTAGTGGACCATCTGCTATTATTATTAGAAAGACACTAAAACATATTATATTGGATCCAGAGTTTTTATATTTTCTAGATCTAGATTGGTATTATAGATTGTTTGATGTAGCAGGAGCGCCCTTTATTATTAAAAAAATATGTTGGGTGAATAGAGTAAGTCCATATCAATTATCCCACACAGTCTGTACAGAAGAACTTAAAAATCTTGAAAAGGTAAAACTAATTAATAAGTACCAGAATTTTCTACCATTAACCGTGCTGAAGTATTGATCTTTTCACAGAAATGAGTTATTTTTAATGGAATAGTTAAAAGTTTTGGTGATATAAGATCTATTATATGTACTGGTGTAGGTGGTGGCGCTACCAGACGCGGTGATGGACTACAGACTATTACAATAATATTTTTAACAGGTATTTTAATTCTTAATGTAGCCATCTTAATAAGAGATAATACTTAATTTTTACCGGTGAGACTTAAATTTAAGATCCATCACCAAATTAGTCGCAGCACATTTATAAAGTCACGACGTTAACACCTCCAATTTTAAACAACCCTGTAATGGCTAAATCACTCGCCATGATTTGTTCTTCACTCATTCTCAAAAACCAACCATATTGGCGACGCTCTCGCAGTTCAGACCACGGAATTGGAACAAACTTAGATTTAGTCTGGATATCAAATGTTAGAAGACCTTCCTGGCCAGCTGAAAGAAGATCCTCAAGCTGTATTCTCTTTCCATTCGCCTTGCGTGAAAGTTCAGCATGCGGTTGATACTCAATATCATCAGGAAACTTTCCAGCAAGTTGACGAGTGTCCCACTTCTCGTCTCCGCGAAAATTCATCCCACCCAGTTGTGTTTCAAGCCTCTTTCTCGTCATAGTTTCCCACGATACAAAAAGAGGGTGTTCAGGTATAGGTGACCAAACACAGTGAAGACCGGGCGCAGGAGTTCCCATTGTACCGCTGAGTGTCTCACCTGTATCTGTGCCAAAAAAGACAACCTTTTCAGAACAGAGTTTGCCAAATGGCGCAATGGCTACAGTCGCAGGATTTAGCCAGAGCCCCCCGTATTTTCTTAGAATAGCTGAGCGTATCCAATTGAGCTGTGCTTCACCAACTGTCGCTAAAGGATTTTGTAAAGGTGTGGGAAGTTCAGCCCAGCCGCCAAGTCTTGTAGCTACATCGGATAAACCAGCTATTATTTCTGTGCGATACATGTCCTTATTTTGGAGACTAATTGTTTGATAACAGAGATTGAGAAAGGGTAAGTTTATAGCACGTGTAGACCGATCCATATAATCGAGCCATGAACGACTATTTACATCACTATCATCAAGATATATCCATATTACTGGATTTGACATACCATATTTTAAAAGTGACCTATCATTGTATGGATTTTCTTCAATTGCTGTAGAGGCCGTAATACCTGCGAAAACAACAGCAATAGCAAATACAATTCCTGCAGTTATAAGTACACCCTTCTCCATATCTCTTTATCGGTGAGACTTAAATTTAAGATCCATCACCAAATTAGTCGTTGGACATTTATATAAAGTCACGACGTTAATGATTTGTAAGCACAAGCCGCTTCATCCTCTGAAAATATTCATCTGCGAACATACCTTCCTGCGCAACACGAAGCTGTCGCTGACGTTCCCGCTCAGTTGCTTGGCGTTCAGCTTCAGCTACAGCCAATGTTTCATGATCTGTAAGTGGCTCAGGAGCTCTATCACGTGAGGCTCTATATTGCTTGAGATCGCGGTTCTCAACACGGATATTTGAAACCTGTCCTGAGATTGTATTCTCAAGAGTATAAGCCTGTTTTAAATCAGTGTATTTCAAATTAGCATTCGCAGGTGCGGTATAACTATCCGATTTTCCACGACCAAGTTCAACGCCTGAGTTAGGCGCAAGCGTCATTGCTTGTGGTGTGATGACCGACAATTGGCTAGATGGGCCACGTTTTTGTTGTTCTTCAAACATTTTATTAAAAACATCTCGATTGAATTTACCAGAAAATTTGCTGGTTGTATGCGTCTCTTCTTTATTCGTTAACCAGTCTCCATATCCATCATCATCGGGGTCAGGAATTCGTGTCTGTTCGAACATTTGATTAAATACATTCACATCCAGTTTTTTTGGATTTAAGCGAACAGGTTCAACTTGCTTCCAAACTTTTGCTTCTTCACCACGAGTTTCTTGAATAACAGTCGGTGCTTCGACAACACTTGCTTTTGTGCGCCCTCCATGAATACGGCGTATAATTTCATTTAAATATGCGTAAGCACGTGTAACAGCCTCAAACTTATCTTCACTTCCTCCCTTGTCTGGGTGGGCGCGAAGAGCAGCCCGTTTATATGCTTTCGTAAGAGCCTCTTCAGTTAAAGCAACCTCCTCTTCAAGAGCAAGTACTTCAAGACAGCTTTGAAAATAGCCAATTGCTTTCTCCTTCCCGTTTGCTTTCGCAAGTTGTGTGTACGCATTTCTCGGCTTCTCCTCGCGCTTTGCTAATTGTGTAGATGGCTGCGCCGCTAATTGCTTTTGCGTCGCCGTTACAGCTTCACCGGGTAAAGGATCTGGATATTGACCTTTTTGAACTTTTGCGACATAACTTAGTAAGTGCGCATAGACGCCAGCCCGCCGTGCGCTTTGTAAATATTCAGGACCCGCTAAAAGCGTCTGTATCATTTCAGACCGCTTATTTGGATCACGTATCTGGATCATATTTTGATAAATTCGTATATGTGGTCCAGGAAATCCCTGCGTCGAGCCTATGTTGCCCATTCTATAAGATGGGTGGTGTTAGGTTTTTAAGGAGGGAACGCAATCTACCAGGTGTTAAAATAGGTATGTCGGCCTCACATTCCCACATCCATGTCTTCCCAAGTGTCATAAACCCATATTTAGTCGGCCAGAACTGGGGCGCTAATGTAGGTAGCCTACGTAGCCTCAGATCACGGAGTAGATGCCACGACTCCATTGGTAATACAATAGCAAGTTGCTCTTGAGGTTTTAATGCTTGTTCTTCAAGATCCTTTTCATACATATTCTGTGTATGTAGACTTAAATCAATCCACAGTGGCGGTAGATGCCATGGATAGTACCACATCATATTCACCTTCTTTCCTATATAATAATCTACAATCCACTGAATTCCATGAAGATATTCGGAACAGGCTTCAACAGGTGTATGACGATGATACAAGTTCTGCCAATCACTTGATAACTCCCCTCTGTCTAAAAACTCTTTTTCTACAAACCATTCAACAGGCAGAGCTTGTACACTCATCATAAGGCGCTCAGCATCAGTTCTCGCAGCCATAGGTCTCGTTGTCTTTTTCTTAAAAATACTATCTAAGAAGTGTGTTTCTTCTGATTGAGCAAGTATACCAAAAAGCTCACGAAATGTGTCATAGTTTACGAGATGATCCTCATTCACAAATCTCTTACCATTTTTGTGAATGGCGCGTAATTGTGCGAGCAGCCAGTCATGACCACCGTCACGAATTTTTAGAGTAAGACCATGTGGTAAGAAGTCATTTCCCAGTAAACTCATTACCGCAATATAGTCAATAATAAATGCGGTCTGGTGTTCAACAGATGGACATAGTACACCTAGGAGATGTTTTACGGAGAAGAAGAGAAAGGGAGCATTTCCAAACTTTGCAGCCTCTTTTCCAAATTCAGTCTTCTCACGCATTAGAAATACTGAACTGTACTTTATACAAGTGAGCATAGAGAGAAGGATAAGATCTGCGTCAAGCCCATAGATTACAATACTTCCATCCTCTTCTTTCACATTTCCTCTACGCAACCAGTCCATAACCTTATGTTCTCCTTCTCCCGGTTCATCTGATGTACTCACAGTCCAGCCACGCGCCGAGCAAAGATCCTGAAGTCTGCGACCAAGGCGCTCCATATACGCAGTTCCAGGTGTAATCGCATTTGTATCCCATCGATCTACACCCCGCTTCCTTACACCCATTTCATACTCTTTCTCAGCCCACCAGACTGACTTGAAACGGCGCATTCGCTGCTGCTTGATCTTTGCCATAGGAACAACACCATCTACTGCGATATACACTTTAGTCGGCCGCCCAGCTGCTTCCCATAATTTAACAAGTGATTTACACACCTCTTCATTTAGTGAGTGTTCCCACGCACCACTTTCTTCTGTACTATACGGTAACAGCGCATCACTTCGTAAACAACCATAGACAATACAATTGAAATCTACAAGTAAACAGGACACCTTGCTCTGTATACTTGGGGAAAGTAACCCACGGACGGTATCTGTTAATCGTTTAAAATATGAAGGTATACCCATTTTCTACTTAGTTTCGTTTCACTCCTTAAAGCAGAGCGAGCAATGAGCGCAGTTGATTTATTAAAAAGATATCCAGGTGCTGTATTGGGTGAACTTGTAAGAGTTCTTCCCGACGGTCTTGTATTTATGTCAGCATTATTTTCCGTCTTAACACTCTCATTGCCTCAGTTCGTTTTATTCATAAGTCTTCTAGAGAGTATTGGTGTATTCTATCTTTTCCGCAATATCACATTTTTAAAACACTTGCCTAAGTTTTATTCAGATGAATGTAGAAGTGGATTTCAGACAGCAAACTTTTCCACTCTATCACTCTTCACTCTAGATAACAAGTCAGCATTTCCTTCAGCACCGCTTTATATGACAAGTGTGGCTGCGGCCTATCTCTTTAATTCAGTGAGTATGCAAATGAAGGAACTTGAGGTTCTTGGTACTGAATATACTCTCCGATTTTTCCTATCTGTAATGATGATGTGCGTGGTTCTCTTTTTCCTAGGATCCTATCGCATGTATTATGATTGCGAGAGTGTGACAGTTGTTATTTTAAGTATATTAACGGGTCTTGCGGTTGGAACCATATTGATCAAGCAGAATAATGCGCTTTTTGGCCCTGATAGTATAAATTTATCAGGAATTCCTCTACTTCGGAATAAAACGGCTACGGGAGATGCGATGTATGTTTGTAATGTTGTTACATAAGTAGAATGGCAACCCTGCTTGAAACAACACGGCAAATGATAACAGTTGCTTTTTTAGCACTTCCGCTTATGTTAATAAGTTACACATTCTTCATGGGATTTGGTTTAGGAAATGCTGGTCTAATTATTCTATTTCTTGGACAAATAGCGGTAGTTCCTACAATCGCACTCTTTCTTCAATATGTATTTAGTATTTTAAAACGTTAAAACGCTAAAACAAAGCTTCGTTAAATTTAAGTCTCACCGGTAGAATGGATCCTATCTATGCGCTGGGAATAGCCTTCGCGGTGCTGCTCTCATTGACAGCTATAATTATAATACCCATAATTATTTATAATAACTTTTCCATCATCTTTACACCGAGTGTAAGAAATTATGATATCTGTAATTTAGTGCCTTCAAAGTCAGTTGGACATGGTGATCTCTTTGCGCCTAGTTTCTGGACATCACAACTATTTTTCTTCGCTGGATATTTATTATATAATGCGTATTCACTCTACACACTGAAGCCGAATATTCTCGCAGATGAGGTCAAAGTACAAAATCGTAAAGATCAAGCACTTACGGCAATGATTGTAACTATTCTTTTTACATTAATCGTTGTGTTTCTGCGATTTAAGACTGGCTGCGAAACAGTCTTTGGTGTGCTTGTTGCGGCAATTGTAATGGTTCCCGCAGGTGTTGGCTGGTATTATGTAGCATCACTCTGTGGGGCCCGCAATGCTGATATTTTTGGAATTTCATCTAGAATACTTGTACCGAGCGCAACAGAGCCAGCCGCACAAGTATGTGTAAATAAGTCTGTTTAAACGGTATCTGTAATTTTTCGTAAATACTGAAGATGTATTCTAAATTGCTGCGCATCTTCCATTTTCAAAAGACCATGCTGAATATTGTCTCTTGTTAATTCACTAAACTGCTCAATATTCGCTTGATATTTAGCAAGCGACATGTACATTGATGAAAGATCCTCTAGCGTAATTCCTGATACAACTCCACGAGAAACATTTACATCCTCATGAAGATCGTATAACCACTTTCTAGCTCTGTCACGTAGATCAAGACCTCGCAGTTTTGTAAATTGCGAGATCGGGCTTTTCTTTAGCCATTCCGCATAATGCTTTCTACACACATTACATGGCATCACTTTTCCAACTGTTTTTAGAAGAAACATCCAGCGATTTGTTTCATCTGTTTGAAGTAAAGCTGGCCTTGCTTTACCAAGATGTTCCGCAGATGTATGAAGAATAGACCATAGTATAGGTCCCCAGGACATTCTATTAAGCATATAAAATTTGAAATTACATTTTAACCGCCATTCACTATACAATGACAACACTTCCTATTCCCAAGATCTATTGGGATGTATTTCAAGGCGCACTTCAGGCTAAAGTAAGACGTCTAGTAAAAGAGGTGGCTGAAAGTCTCGGACAACCTGAACAGCCTCTTATGAAAGCACTCGCAGGTGAAAAAGTGGAGGCGTATCTATTCGAAGAAGAGGGTTCAGAATTTCTAGATCTTCCCTCCATGCGTTGTAAACACCTCGTCCCCTCGACCGAAAACAAGGCCGTTCTTATGCTATGTAGACAGCCTGTTCTACTTGGACAGTCTGCGTGTCTTCTTCATCAATCTATAGTGCTGAAGAAGCCACCTCCACTTCCTGTTCTTCGAACTATGAAAGACTCGGACACAGGTGATTTATATTGGGTAGATGCGATGAATTCTGTTCGAGAGAAGAGTATGATATCTGAAGCAATTGGTATTTATGACACAGAGGCTAAAGTATTGCGCATCTTCAATGTTGGGAGTTCTTAATCATAAAATTGATACTTTTCTAGTAAAAAGATCTAGTATGTTTAGTATTGGTCGCCCCCCTAAGGCTCCCAAAAACAAATATGCGAGACCACCTTCAAAGGGTAAATATATACCATATAATACCGAAGATGACATCAATAATAGTAAAGCCACATTTACTATGAAACCTACAGAATGGCTACTTCTTCCCAAGACAAATTTACACTATTTTGAGAGAAATGTATATAATACAGAAAGTACTGCGTCATTTACAGAGATGTATAGTCAAAGTATTTCATTTACTGAAGTATATCCTGAAGACTCAATTGGATATAGGTTCGCAAAAGGAGCATTTCCAACGGCTCTTTCATATACTACAATGGAAGAGCATATACGTAGTACCTTTATAAAGAATAATCGGCTACGGATATGTATGAAGCGGCTTGTAAATGCGTGGAAGAAACGACACATGAAGATTGTTAATGACATTGATCTTGTAACACAGGAAATTCCGAAGAAGCCTGTATATCTTCTTGACTGGGCCACTAAAACAACATATCAGTTTGAAGCATCCACTATTCTGCGAGATAGTATTAATCGTCTTATGAACCATGATGTGATGATCTTAGAGCCTCTAATGCCGCGAAATCCTTTCACAAATTCTGATCTTACATATGGGGGCTGTTTATCACTTCATAAACAGTTACGCAACGCAGGAGTTACACACTGGATCTGGGAGGCCTATGCGAGTTCTAATTTCAATCTATTGAAACTTCTACGGAATTTTGAAGTTCCTATGAAGTATTATTGTCTTGATCTAGTTCTGAAAGATCCGACTGACTTTAATACTCTTGAGTTTATTATGGATTTCATGTTGGGAGAATATACACACCATTCAATTGAAAATCCTCCGAGAGATATTCTTATATTTAGTATGATAACTTTACACTGGAATACTAATATTATTAGATCATGGGTTGATCTTTGTAAAGTATTCTGGCGAGCTCAGATTAAGAATATAGAGGAAGAGGAGATTTATGTACATATTAAGTCTAGAGAGCTTATTCGCAAATTCAAGTTGCTTAATATTATTGGTTAATGTGCGCGTCTGGTCTTCTTAGCCTTTTTGGTCTTCTTAGCCTTCTTGGTTCTGCGACCACCAAAATAAGAAAAATTCTCTTCCTTAGAATTTGTGGTTACTATTGATAAAATCGCGTATACTAATTTGTGGTCGCTTTCCATCGAAGCGCCTTCACCTGTCTCATAATCTAATTTAGAAAATTCAGCTGTTACGGGAGTTTTAAAATTAGCCCCTAAAACGTAGTCACCTGTGTAAGCATAGTTCTGTTCGGCTCCAGCTGAACCCATTGTTACTTTACCTCCACTTTTTGCGATACCACATGAATCCCAATTGTAGCAACAGCTTTTAGCCGATTTGTCCGCCTGCGTATGACCATCATGTAATCTCACAGTGCCTGTTGTTCCACGGATCTCGATCGGCGAATCCATATTAATACCATGCTCTCTATCATTTGAATCGCATGTGATGATAAATTTAGTTAGATCACGATCCAATACCCCTGCTAGTTCACAATGCTTCGCGATAAGAGCCTTTAAGATTGATGAATTATCTAAAAATGTTTCAGTTCCATCGGCTTTGTACTTGGGGCGATTTATTCCATGAAAATTAATTAATGTGAAGCCCTTTGTTGTCATGATGATAGAGATAGGGCGACCTGCGTCAGTCGAAACTACACCAGCAACATCTTCTGTTAAACCAAGATCTGCATCATACGCCATTTCCATTTCGCCTAATACTGTCTTATCCCATATGGTCAATACAGCAGCTTTATTTTTAATTTCCTTAGAAAACGCATAGTAATCATAATTTGGATTATTTAGCGCTGTCTTAATCATATCAAGAGTAGGTGGGTGAAATTCTTGAATTCCTATAACTTTCGCATCAATTCTACGCGCAGTAGACCCTAAATGTGTTAGAGAATTTTGAAAGAAATTTGTAGTACCTACTTTTTGATCTACTTCTGCGCGCTGTAGAAAACTATATTCGCTTGCAAACTTATTCTCTTTATCTCCCATCGCAGAGAAAACACTCATATTGTATGAAATAACAGCAACATCCATTCTTTATCTATATAAAGCAAACAAATAAAACAACCCAAAGTAGAATGTGGCGATACTTAAAATGTTTCTATAAAGACGAGCCGTTCGTAGAAGTTAAGTTTCATGCTTCTATGCGCAAAAAGCCTGTTATAATCGGAAAAAATAAATTCAAATCATTCAAAACAATGGATGATTTAATTTTGTTTTTACAATTTTATGATGATTATGATATAGAAATACAAAATGAAATTATGAATAAATATAGTCGCATAATGATCCATAAAGAGTTCTGTCTAGTCAAAGAAACCCAACGTATTCAGATGCGTATGAGAGCTTTGTACCGGTGAGACTTAAAATTAGTCGTTGGACATTTAATCTACCTCCTCAACCTTCGGCCCATCCGCAGGAGCAGGAGCAGGAGCAGGAGCATCCGCAGGCGGAACACCCTCCGTAGCCATCTTCGCAGCCGCATCCTCCGCCGCCTTCTGCTCAGGCGTCGTCTCGCCATGCTTGACCGGTCCATCAGGGTTGCTGTAATCCGTAGCACCATACATCTTCATTAGCAGGGGACGGACAAGCTCCTCCACGCGCTTCTTCTCATCCTTGAACTCCTGTGTCTCAGCATCCGCGTGCGCCTCCAGCCACGTAATTCCCGTCTGGAGGTACTCCTCGCCCTTCTTCGCATCCTCCTCACCCAGCTTCTCCTTGGTCTTCTCCTCGCGCATTGTGTTGCGCGCATTGTAGAGATAAGACTCCAGGTCATTCTTCGCCTCCACACGCTCCATCTTAACCTTGTCCTCAGCCGCGAACTTATCAGCATTCTCCACCATCTTCTCGATCTGCTCGCGCGTCAGGCGACCCTTATCATTCGTGATAGTGATCTTATTCGTCTTGCCACTACCCTTCTCAACCGCAGACACGTTGAGGATACCGTTCGCATCCATATCATACGTGATCTCAATCTGCGGCACACCGCGCGGCATCGGAGGGATGCTGTCCAGGCGGAACGTACCAAGGAGATTGTTATCCTTCGTGAAGTTGCGCTCACCCTCGAAGATACGTACATCAACTGCCGCCTGGTTATCAGAATACGTGCTGAATGTCTGCGTCTTCTTGGTGGGGATCGTCGTGTTGCGCTTGATCAGCGCAGTCATGACACCGCCAGCCGTCTCAATGCCGAGGGACAGTGGCGCAACGTCGAGCAGGAGGAGCTCGCTTGTACGATCATCCTTCGCATCGCCCTTTGTGAGGATGTGAGCCTGAACCGCCGCACCATACGCCACGGCCTCGTCAGGGTTCACACTGTCGTTGAGCTTCTTGCCGTTGAAATACTCAGACAGAAGCTGGCGAACACGCGGGATGCGCGAAGAGCCACCTACCATCACGATCTCGTGGATCTGGTCCTTGGACATCTTCGCATCACGGAGGAGGCCATCCAGAGGACCAAGGCAGCGCTGGAATAGGCTGTCGCAAAGGCTCTCGAACTTCGCACGCGTCAGCGGAACATTGATATCGTAGCCCTCTGAGAGTGAGTCTACCTCGACTGAGGCCTGAGTTGCGGCGGAGAGAGTGCGCTTCGCACGCTCACAGGCCGTGCGGAGGCGGCGCAGAGCCTTCGCATTGTTTGAAAGATCAACCTTTGTCTTCTTCTTGAACTCCGCCGCGCAATAGTCGACGAGTATGTTGTCAAAATCTTCTCCCGAAGTTGTTATCGTATGGCTCTTTATCCATACTTCTTATGGTTTCCCATAAGTCCAGACTATATCTTCTTTTTGTTCACACCGAACAAAAAGGAACCCATTCGTGCCCCTTTTACCATAGCTTTCGCATTAGGTTACTTGGAGTAGTCGTTGAACCTTTACCTGGTTTCCCAGGCACTTGGCTGCGGATTGCCCATTTCTCTATTCGCCACATTTTTACCATACTACAGATAGTTACTCTGTACCGCCAACTCTGTCACCAGGCTGGTTTGGTAGTGGACGACTTTAGGGGTTTCCCGCAATTAGAGTTCTTTTACTTGAGCAGTTATAAAAGTTTACCCAAGTGAGTGTCTCCAGCCGTAGCCTTGACCTCAAAGATGCCACCATCAATCGTTAATACTGATAAATCGTGTGTACCCCCGCCGCAATCGAAGATGAGCACATTCTGCTCACCCTTGTTCGAGGTCCTATCCAGACCGTACGCAATAGCCGCCGCCGTCGGCTCGTTGATGATGCGCAGTACATTGAGACCCGCGATGACACCAGCATCCTTCGTCGCCTGACGCTGCGCATCATTGAAATACGCAGGGACCGTGATGACCGCGTTCTTGACCTCGCCGCCAAGATAGGCTTCAGCCGTCGCCTTCATCTTCTGGAGAACGGCCGCTGAGATCTCTTCAGGCTGGAAGCGCTTCTTCTCGCCCTTGTACATGACCTCAATTACCGGCTTCTCATTTGCGCCCTCAAGAACCGTAAACGGCCAGTGCTTCATATCAGACTTTACCGCGCTATCGTCAAACTTGCGACCGAGAAGACGCTTAGCATCAAAAACAGTGTTCTTCGGGTTGGATGACGCACTGTTCTTCGCCGCATCACCGACAAGACGCTCCTCATCTGTGAAAGACACATAAGAAGGGGTCGTGCGATTGCCCTGATCGTTCGCGATAATCTCAACGCGATCATTCTGCCATACACCTACGCACGAATAGGTGGTACCGAGGTCAATGCCGATCGCAGGGATGGAACTCATATAGATAGTTCTTGTGGAGAATTTTTAAGCCCTTCTCTTTTTTAAGTCTCACGACGTTAACGTCGTGACTTTATTTTAACGAAACTTTAGTTTCGTTAAAATAAATGTCCAACGACATTATAGAAGAAGGATGATAACTGAAAAGGTTATTTCTATTGTACAGTTTGAGGAACTAATGAAAAATGGTCTTAAAAATTCATTTGAACAGTGTATTAAAGATTTACGCAGACACCCGGTTTCTTATGAAGATATAGTTGATGAAGCAGCCAAAGATAAACGCACAACTAAAATCGCTTTAATTTACGAGGATACAACAGTTATATCAACTGCTCGTTTATTATGCGAGCCGAGTGGAAAGTGCGAAATTAATATGGTGTATACAAATCCTGACTATAGAGGACAAGGGTATGCTACAAAAATCGTAAAAAAACTGACAAAGAAAGCAAAAGGGAAGGCGTATCTTATTGTTAAGAAAAACAATCTCGCAGCAATAAGATCCTATACAAAAGCAGGTTTTGTTTGTAATAAAGAAGAAAAGGGATATTACACGATGATATATAAACAGAAACAGACGCGTAAAAAATAAAGTCGCGACGTTATCTTATCACGTTAACACGTTATCACGTTAACACGTTAACACGTTAACACGTTAGCACGTTAACACGTTAACACGTTAATACGTTTAGAAGCAGGCTCCAACTTCCATCTCTTTTTAATCTCCTTCCAGCTTTCCTGTTTAGACGTATACAAATCTACATCAAGCCCCACTTTAATCGCATCACGTGTCAGTGAGACGAGCCCCATAGATGGGAATAAGCCAAGAAGAGCACTATAATGCTTCCACTGTCTATCGACCACACTCTGATCAGCAAAAGCTAGACCAGCCCCGTGACTTTTCTCCTGATCGGTCTGTGACCATTCATCAGGAATATCATCTGGGAAATAGAGATCATAGAATGTCTCTTTTGCTTCATCATTCTTATAAATTGGCCGCCATCCTCCAAAATCCTCCGCTACTCTATCCCAATAAGGCGAACCATAGAGCGCAGTAAGAGGCTCGCGAATTTCCTGAATATTGGTCATTGAGCGCGACATCTCGCCGCGGCCTGTCTTGTATACTATAGCTTCAGGTCTAGTCTTAAAGATGCGTCGCGCTCGCCGTCCTTCAAGCTCACTGAACTCAGTAAACAGCCCCATATCTACATATCGCCGAACTGCTTTCCAACCACCAGTTCCCTTATCGCATATAAGAAGGGTAGCCGCCGCTTTACTTTCCCAGCTACCGATCTCCTGTAGTTTAGAAAGCACATATCTTTCTTTCGCTGATACTACCTTTTCGAGAAGATTCCAGATATCATCTCGACAACGTAGAAGCGTCCACGCAAAGAGTGCTTTTCCTTGCTTCAAAGCGCGCAAAATACAGCGTACCTCTACATCCTCTGGGCCAGAGATGGTCATTGGAACAACACGATCAACCTGTTTTATCCAATCAAGGGAACCTAGCGCAAGTAGGCTGAAGATTGACGCATCTCGCTCTACAGAACAAATAGCACCAACATAGTCTAAGAGATCATCTGGATCTGCTTGTACAAGATCAATGAATAGTGGATAGGAAGCTCTACCAATTCCTTCAAACCACGCAGCAATCATGATTTCCTTTAGTTCACTGCTCATAAGTGTATCAATGAGCTCCATGCTCCAGAAGAGTGCTTCACGATAATTTTTCTTCAAGAGCGCATATTTACAGTTTGCTTTCACCTCGTCAATACGGTACAAATGGCGTGTGAGCATGGTGCTTAAGTCTAATGCGCGCAGCTCCTCAATTTTATTACGGACATTATAATAGATGTATGTCTTGCCGCCGTGTGAGAACGCAAATGAAATCGTTCCGCGCCTATGGCTAGGAAACGCAAAAGCAGCGCATGATACTGCTTTCTTAAAAGAAAAGGGTATAACTACAGTATTTAATTGCTCAAAGGACATTTCATTTCACTCTTCAGCTAAACGCTGCTACCGAATTCCTGTAGATGATAATCTTCAACAGGAAGAACTTCGTAATTTAGAGCTATGGTCATTTGAAATTGTGAGTAAACTCTCACAAGAATATAAGCAGGGAAAGCCTGTTATTGTTCACTGCGCAGCAGGAATGCAGCGATCCGCAGCGGTGGTCGCAATGTTTCTTGTTGCGACAATGAAACTCACAACAGAAGACGCGATTGAGTATATCCGTAAAAAGCGCGTGATTGCGTTTATGCCGATGGCGAATTTTGGAACATCTATCAAGGGGTTTGAACAGTCTCTTCAAAAAGTATTAACGTCGTAAAGCGCCCCATTAATTCGCACAACCGCATCCTTCTTATAATCAACCGAATACGGATTGCTCGTAAGAAGTACAGTATTCTGGGTACCTGTAGCATCTGTCCATGTATAGTGATCAGTAATAGGTACGTGGCAGTGGCCAAATAACCACGCAACAAGTGGCCGCCGCAGAAGAATTTCCATCTCAGGCGCATTCATACTACTCGATTTCTCTTGTACCCACTCCTCTTCCGTGAGCCACGGAAGAGGCGCGTAGTGTCCCAATATAATAACAGGCTTATCGCAGTCTGTTAAATAGGCTGTGAGCCATCGTCTACAGCGATTGTACTCATGTAAAAAGACGCCCTTATCTACAGGCGAAGGGTCAGACTTTGCCCATATTTTTCCTGTTACGTGAAGCATAACTTCATCCTGCGGCCGCCGCCAGAGAGGACATCCTAAGATGATAAGCCCATCATCACTTCCCATTGCTTCACAATACAAGACGTGAACATTTGCGTACGTGGATACTTTCATCTTCATTACTCGAACAGCTTCAGCCGGATCAGTAAATCCGGAGCCCCAAACTTCCAGATTTCCAGGGATCCAGATAATAGTTGTCCATCGCTCAGAACACCATTCAAAAAATGGACGCAGATGCGCATGTTCAAGAGCACATATATCACCAAGAAGAACAAGGACAGGCGCAACCGCAGGTTTTATAACCTCTTCATAGGTCATCTTAGGTCGTCTTTCCAGATGGAGATCGCTGATATACTGTAACCTCATCCGAGCTTCTGTGCTAGGAGTTCAATTTTTCCAGAGACCTCTGACGAAAACTGGAGTTTGAGAACAGGCTTTCCCACAAGTTCAATAAACTGCGGAGTGAATTTAATAGGGAGAATGTTCCATTCGCCGTATTGAACAAATATTGTATGAAGAAGCGGGCCGCTCTCCATTGGTGTTACAATCGCAAGGGGGTACCACATGAGTGTGTCGGGATTACGCGTTGTAAATCTCACACCTGTCCAAACGAAACCATCAAGACACTTGGGGATCTCAGTAACAACTGTCTTCTCATTTATAAAGAATTGATGATAAATCTCTGAATGCGCGATATCTTGAGGACAGTCTGTATCGCACTTCTGGTTCCAAGGCCAGTGATTGAGACAGCGCGGATCCATCTTTCTATTTACGCGGGTGGTATTTGTGGTGAACGCATTCACTTCAAATTTTTATTGGTTAATAGTCGTTGGACATTTATTAATAAAGTCGCGACGTTACCAATAACAACCTCCTTCAATAGACGCAGCACCACCAGGTGTCTCATCTAATGACGGCCAGACCCACGCATCCGTCCAGAACTTAGAAATGATGCTGTGATTTTCCCACCGTCGCCCCTTAATACCGAAGAGAACTTGTGTCGCGCCACCTAGAACAATACATTGAAGACCTTTCTTCTTTAATTCAGCGCCAAGTATCATGCCTAGACCACCACAACCAATAATACAGATAGATGCGCCTGATTCTACAACCTTCTCTGTAAGATAGGCGATTGCGTCTTGCCATGTAGCAATACTTGAAGGCCAGGCGGCCCTTCCTTGTGCTAAAGCAGGTGAATATCCTGTCTGAATTGGCACCCATTCAGTTGTCTTTGGAAGAAGTGTGGCCGCATCACTCCCCCAGATTTGGCGACGGCGCGCAATCTGAGAAGAGACTGTAGCTGCGAAGGAAGTGACGACAGCAACACGCTTATTCTCTAAAAGAGATGTCCAACGCAGCATATCGGATACATAGTAGGGCTCAAGGCTCCGAAGAGGAATGAAGCTTTCTGAGAAACAATTTTGTTTGAGCAGACTTTCTTCTGCTGCTTTTAATGGAGGATACCATCCTGCTACAATTGGCTCTGTATCAATCACATTCAGCGCAGCCTTGTAAGCACGGATCCACGCATCCACAGATGTTTCTGTGGATGGAAAAACGCCAGCGTGAAGTTCCAGTTGTTTGCGTAGACTGGGATCGGCCGCGCCAGCATGAATAACCTGGAGTTCAATTGTTCCATTACGACCAATTAGACACGGCGCATTGCCACTCAAGCATAAATAAACGGAAGCCGCTCCTTTTGATACGAGATCCATTCTGTACTCTTTATTAGAGATGGGAGTTTATACCCATTTAATGTCGCGACTTTATTTTGAGATCCATTAATAGGATGAAAGGCGTGGCTGTTTTTAATGAAGGTGGCGTCATAGGGAATGCTGTATTTGAAGATATGCTAGGTGGTCTAAAAATAAAAGCGAGTTTTACAAGTCTTCCGCCAGGAGAACACGGTTTCCATATTCATGCGAATGGTGATTTACGGGATGAAGGCTGTATGGGCGCATGTTTACATTATAATAAAGGACCAAAAAGATCCCATGGTGGGGCTCCTTCCACTAAGGGTGAACGTCACACAGGTGATCTAGGAAATATAGAATTAACGGATCATCTATACTCTTATAAATTGGCGGACGTAAATGTCTCTGAACTTCTAGGAAGAACATTGATTGTCCATGCGGATCCGGATGATTTGGGGAAAGGCGGAGAGGCCGATTCATTAATAACTGGTCATTCTGGAAAACGAATTTCATGTGCGTTAATTGGTAGGGCGAAGGATTGTGAAGAAAAGAAAACAAGAAAGATACGTCATTAGACATGCTATTAGACATGCTATTAGACATGCTATTAGACATGCTATTAGACATGCTATTAATACAAAATTGAATTACAGGATTATAAAGTATTTGTTAGATAGAAATGCTCGGTATACTTTCAGTCATGACATATTTCGCATATGCTGCGTCTCCATCCTATACATCAATGGATACACCTATGGAAACACCCATGAATACAGCCATAGCAACAGCCATAGCAACACCTATAGCATCAGCCATAGCATCAGCCATAGCATCAGCAAGTCCGACTGTGTCGCATTCACCTCAACTTTCTTCTGTCATATCATCTGCTAGTTCTATGGTCGGTGCGGGCATCGGTGGTGCGCTAATTGTAATTGTAATTGCTGGTATTGCTATTCGTTTCAAGATTATATCTGCGCAGCTCAATACTACACCAACAATTGCTACTTGGACACCTGGAAAGAGGAGTAACAAGCTGCGTGTTCCTGATATGGATATCTATCTCAATCCTAGAATTATGAACCCAAACCTATCAAGTCGTACGCAAAAAATGATGAGCACGCCTGCGCCTAACCGTGTATAAAATGGCTATAGAATTCTCTTCTAAGAGCGCAGCCTATAGTGAATTTAGTAATTTCCATTCTTCGCCTTTTACTTTAAAAGACAAACAATGGCCAACAGTTGAACATTATTTCCAAGCACACAAGTTTAATGATCCTGTTCTTCAAGAGACTATTCGGACAGCAGCAACCGCAGCATCCGCGAAGAAGCTGGGAAGAACACGCTCACCCCATTTTCGTACTGACTGGGAGGCTGTCAAGGAACAGGTTATGATGGAGGGTCTACAAGCAAAATTCACACAGAACCTGGATCTTGGAGAGTTGCTGAAATCCACTGGAACTATAACTCTAAAAGAGAAAGCATTCTGGGATGGATATTGGGGAACAGGGAGGACTGGAAATGGAAAAAATAGGATGGGAGTTTTACTTGAACAGGTGAGATTAAAAATTTGAAGCCTAATAAATTTATTTTTAACTATTAACAAAATAATAATGGATGAATTAAATAAAAAGCTTTCTGATCATCGATGTAAACTAGATATGCTTTCTAAAAGTATAGTTAGTATGAATGAAAAAATAGAAGATGCGAAAATAAAGCTACAAAATATGCCATCTACTGTAAATAAAAGTTTCCACTCAAGAGCATCTTATCTTGATTATATTCAATATATGCAGGGTGAAAATAATAGAAGATTTCAAGGTGGATTTACAGAACCTGCAAAACGTGACTTTAATGCGGAAGTAAAAAGATTAGAAGAATTAATGGCCCTCTCTGGTCCTTATTATGAATTAACAGAACAACTAGAGAAAGATAAGAAAAGACTTATGGAAATGTATACATTACGTAATAATGAAAAAGAAGCTCTTTCTAAAGTTGCTGAAGAAGCAACTAAATTCGCATTAAAATATACAAAGTTTAATAATTCAAAGAGTATTGATTGGGAACTATTTAGTTTATAGTCTCAGCGGTAAGGGTTCCAAGCCCGCCCATCAGGCATGCGTCGAACAGGTCCACCACCGAGTACAGTACCTGAAAGATCTGGCTCAGCTACAAATACAGGTAGAGGAACCTCAGGAATAGGCGTACCAGGTCGACGACCATCCCATTGATCAGCAGCCTCTTCAAATTCCATAATAACCTCTTCACCATTCATTAAAACTGTATCAGCAGGTTCAACATCGACAACATAGAAGCCCATATCATATCCACCCAACTCTTCTAGACTAAGAAGAATAGTTGTTCCCTTCTGAAGAACACCAAGGCGTGTGAGAGATGTAGTTAACATCTCCTTCGCATCAGTATTGTAGAAGGCTGAATCCAAAGGCTTCAGAACAATACGCGTGGCCTCTGGAAAGGCCTCCTGGCTCAAGAAGTCCACTTCAATCAGCCCATCAATAGATATATCAGGAGGCAACATCCATAGAGGTACAAAGATAGAATTGTTCATATCAGGTGGGCAATCATGCGGCGCAAAATGCTCAACTGCGCAAACACGTGTGATCTCATCTGTAAATTTCAGGATAGCAAAGAGACGTGTTCCGTCTTGAAGTTGTTGCGCCCAATCATGATGATTAATATAAGAGACAGTATCATCTGTCTTAATATCGAGATATGCGGTCGATGCGAGTGTGTAGGTTGGCATGATGTATCATTGAATGCTCCATGCTTCAATTTTTAAAATTTAAGTCTCACCTGTAGATGTGCTCAAGAGCCAAACCACGCTTCAGCCTCATTATCGATAAATTAGAATTATCAACTATTCAAAAGGATATTATAAAAGACAGATATATAAGTCTTGTTGAAGAAACACGCAATCGTGCTAGTAATATATCTATACTATATCATACTAGTCATTTAATCGTTACTGTCGGTTCACTTATTGTTCCAGCTCTAATGTCAATTCAATATATGACCGCAGAAAATCAACTATACTGGATAACATGGGTTATTTCTCTACTTGTTACGACATCCAACGGACTTCTTACATTATTTAAAATCGACAAGAAATACTTATATTTACACACAAACACAGAGAGGTTAACAAGCGAGGGCTGGCAGTATACACAACTATCAGGTCGCTACAGTGGATTTCATACACCTGGTAAACAACCATCGCACGCAAATCAATTCATTTTCTTCTGTCATACAGTTGAAAAAATAAGAATGCGCGAGATTGATGATGAGTATAACCGCACACAAGATCCAACTTCAACAACATCTCTTACTAAACAGGATCCAATTATTCCTATAACTCCTCTTAATCCTCTTCAAAATACGTTAAAGTTACAGAGTATTTTAGAAGAAGCGGAAATAGAAAATACGCCTATGGTAGATGGCGGTGAATCCACCTCCGCGAATAAAGATAGCTCAAAAATGTCAGTGTCTATCCAATAATATTTCACTCAAAGCCTTATATTTAGCATCTACAACATTAAATCTGCCAAACGCATTACAAAGTTTAGGGTGTCCGCAACCTCCTCTTCCTCGATCCGCATTCTGTAAAGAGCATAAAGATACTTGTTCATATGGTTCTCCACTTTCGGGATATGAACCTAGTTATGATCCTAAACTCTGGAATAGTAAAAAAGAACTCCGCGAGACACATAATTGTTTTGCGTATGCGATGAACATCATTGATCCTAAACAAATTATTAAGTGTCTATCTTCAGGAGATTGTGGTTTTCATCAGCCCGGTGCCGCGTCAGGTCGTGAAGGCTTTAATTCATCTAGACCTAAGACATGTCCTGATATGCTCACGCGTATTCTTGGAGACAATCCGTCAATAAAACGCACAACATTTCTGGAGAAATGTCCAGCAAGAACATCAAAAATCGCACTTGTTGTCGACGAAGATGAAGACTACCATTTTCTTCGCCAAGATGCGGATGGGTGGTGGTCACAAAAAGGAGGCGCAAAACCGGTTGTAAAGGTCGATGCGAGCAATCGGCCCATTTGGAACCCAGAATTAGCTGATCATAATTGGACTAACGCATCGGGTAAGCTCGATTATGATCGTTTTTGTGGATATATGTGTATTCCACGCAAAATAAAAAATGTAGATTTGAGATTAAAAATCAGTACAGGTGGGCGACGTACTAAGAAGAACGTTGTTTCTCGCGCGCGTCAATCCAAGAAGTACCATGTACGTCAAACCAGACGTTACCAGGGTCGTAAAGTTTAAGAGCTTCTATACAATCTAGACGTTTACGAGGATTTGCTTGTAGCATTCCGCGCAAAATCGACTTAATAATAGGACCGCGGCGTATCCAGAGTTGGCTATCTACGAACTCTTTCTTATAAAGAAGAGGAACGAGCGCATCTAACAAACAACCGCCAATTCCCCAACTATCATATGTAGGCCAGTACAATTTCCAAAAGGGGATCCAGTCTTGATCTTTAGCTTGATCTTGAACCGCGTGACTTGAATACCAGAAATCGCGTAGTTCGGCAGCCTGCTGTACTTCTTGAAGACCGAGTACAACCTGCGCAGTGTGAAATATACCTTTCTTTGTAACAACATCTGATACATTATCAATTGTCTGATCGGGCGCTTGAGAGAGTGTTATTTCAGGCGGCTCAGTGGTATATCTAGGATCATACCGCTTCCGTCTTAGATCAAGAGTGTGAGCACTGATAAGCTTTGATGAGAAACTTTGACCGAAGTCGATCAGCGCAACTTGGCCATTCTCATCAATTACGACGTTATTGGTTGAAATATCGAAATGAATATAGTTGGCGGAAAGTAAATAGGAGCCGGCCTCTAGTAGTTGGAGAAAAAGATCGAAGTAGTTGAGTTTTCCCTTTAAAAAATCATAGTCGACTATGCGCTTATAGAGTGTTTTTCCACCATACCGCATTGTAAACTGAATAACACTATCTAGACGCTCAGTACCCTTCTTCTTAATAAGATCACACTTCGCAACATCTTTATCCAGCTGTTTCATATCAGGAATACAGCCTGAACCCTCGTCTGGAAGAATAAAATAAGGTAGTTTTAAAGGGCCCAAGATTTTTGCGGCCGTCATCTCAATTATATAGTCGTCAGGACTAGTTATTTTTCCAAGAAGATCGTCTTTATTTTTTTTTGTTTCATCTTTACAAATAAGCGGCGGCTCAAATATACAACCATACGTTCCTGAGCCCAAAAGAGCACCTCCCCGTAGCATTCTATCGTAACGTCATGACTTTATTTAACAAAACTTTAGCTTCCTTAAATTAGAGATTTGACGGTATATTGGAGACAGCAAGCCACATTTTATTGTGAAACTTAAATTTAATACTAACCGATAGGATGTCCGGAGCATTGACGGTAGGGCTTTTTCTTTTATGTATTATACTCTTTCTTGAATTACTGGCTCCAGAAAAACTCACAGAGGGTTTTGAAGGGCTTATACCTGTTCTCTCAAATTCATCCTATTTCTCCAAATTCATTCCGAAACGTGGAGACGTTGGTCCTTTGAAAGAACAACCTGGATTTATTATGGACGGCCGATATTTTCATGACTATACTGATGTTCAACGCCTTGGTGTAAATCAAGATTATTGTCGCATGGTTGTGCCTACTGGTAATTTAAATGGAGCAGGTACATTCTTCGCATGTGCTCTCGGTGGAACAACTGATATTGTCAGCTCAACGGAATACAAAACAAATACTGTAGAAAAGGGGTTTTTACTGAGCCGCGATGATTATATGAATGATATTGTTAAAGATGGCCGCTACGCATATTGTAGGATTTTGAAAAGTCAGGATGGAACGTATCAACCATTGTGTCGCAAGGCGCTCGATACAAGTTTTTCAACGAGGGACGAGGCTGATCCTAATCCTCCCGCGACTGTTGCTAGACTTCTCACATTCTACGATGGCTGTGTCTTATGGCTCAGACTATATGATGATATGCTTGATTATACAAATACTGTTCAAGTATATAAGAATGGAAATATAGAGATTGATGAGAGACCGCGTCCATTGACTACACGCGGTCTCAACTTTGATGGTGTGAGCCAATTTCTACGAATTGGGGACGATCCTGATTTATCTCTTGGAAACTCTATTAAATTGCGGACAGTTCGTGCGTTTAGCCTATGGGTGTATGTGGATGAATTCACAAACAATGCGCATTTCTTTGACTTTGGAGATGGTGGTGGAAATAATAATGTATTTCTTGGAATTCTTGGGAAAGGGGATCAAGGACTTATGGATGCGGCCGAATTACGCCCTCTTATCTGCGGAGCAGAAACGACCGTTCCAAGCACTCCATCTGGTGCGCAAGCTGTAGTTGAAATGACGGCTCAAAAACTCATGAAAACAACAGCCGCGAATGTCGATGACTATGTGAATATTGATCAAGAGGTTAGAGCACGAATACTTCCGCCGAGTAGTTTGCGGCCCATGAAAGTATCTGGAAATAAGAAGTTTGCTACTCTTCATTATGAAGTCTGGGATCAGCGGCAGAGAAAAATGAGCATTAAGATTAATTCAATTGTCCCTCTGCGCCGTTGGACACATATTGTCGTAACAGCAATGAATATGGACGCAACGCGCCCAGATATTGGCGTCTTTGTAAATGGAGAGCAGGTCTATGTTCATCCATCTGGATTTTTACCGCAGTCCACCACAACTACAAATAATTATCTTGGAAAATCAAACTGGACGGATGCTGGGAGTACATATGAACTGCGCGATGAACTCTTCAGTGGAAGCCTTTTTGATTTCCGCATGTACACAACGCCGATGTCAGAGAGTAAAGTAAAGGATACTATGGCGTGGGGTAAGAGTTTATTAACGTCGTGACTTTATTTTAACGAAACTTTAGTTTCGTTAAAATAAATGTCCTACGACTAATTTGGTGATGGATCTTAAATTTAACGAAGCTCTTTGA